TCGGAGTTTAATTTTCTGTTCCCTTGTTAATTCACGGCCATTAAAGATGAATGGAACGTCTAAAAAGGAATCGTCGTCCATATTTACTTTCTTTACCGCCTCTAACTGCTCCTCAGTTAAATGACCGGCCGGATTGCTGGTATTCCCGAGCAACCAATCTGTTGTGACCCCATAGTAATTAGCCAAAGTGAGAAGGGTTTCGGAATCGGGCTCACTCACTGAATTTTCATATCCACCCAAAGTACTACTGTGTACTCCTGTTGCGTCTTGTACCATGATTTGAGTAAGTTTCCTACCATCCAGTTTCCCTTTTCTTTTTCTCGCCTCTTTTAACCTCTCTGACAAGATACTCATTGAGATCCCCTCCAATTTCTGATGATACCATAGATTATTGAAAACAAGAATATTATGTAATTTACAAAAAAAATCTCAAAAATAAATAAAGTTGTTGACATCCTTAAAATCTAAGGGTTATATTGTTCACACGGAATCCTTAGATTCTAAGGTTTACCAAGAAAGGAGGGATTATACATCGAAGGGATCGTGAACAAAAGGAATCCTGTTGTACAGAAGATCCGGCTTCATATTCTCACCAATGACTTGAAATTCAACAAGGTAGCTGAAGATTGTGGCATTGAAGCAACACGTTTTTATGCGATTCTTGGAGGGAGGGCTAAGGTTTTGCCAGAGGAGTTCGCGGCAATAGCTAAGGCTCTAGGAGAGCCGATGGAATTTTTTTTACCCAGTAACACTTAGAATCTAAGGATAATATACTGTGGATGGGAGTGAGTTACAAAAATTCTTAAATCCCTACAAAATTTATTATAAGTGAAACTCATATATACGTCAACGTCATATATCGAGTTTTATTTATGGGAAGAAGGTCGCATATGCAAGATGCCGCATCTCTAAGCGATAAACAGGTCGCTCAAGTAATAGAACGCGGAACGGCAGTCGTCTTATCGATGATGCAAGAAGAAACAATCGATTACGAAAGTGGTTTTCAAGTGCCAGCTAAGTCGTTCACCATAGATCGCCTCGAAAGTATTCACAAACTCCGTGACTTCCTCAACAAGAAATTTCCAACATCATGATATGGCAGTTGCTTCTCTCAATGCTTATCGGCTTCTGGATTTACATTCCCGTCTGGTTCTTCAGCTTATGGATGGAGGATTGGTTAGATGAACGTAACGCTTCCCAACCAACCAACAGAAGCCATTGAAGAGGACAATACAACATTCGGCAAACGACTCCTAGATATTCGCCTCAAAACAGGCTTCACACAATTACAATTCGCAACGTTGCTTGGAATCACCCGCGGCGCACTGTCCCATTACGAAACCGGAAGGCGCGGTATGGATCGGCGGATGATACTGCGGATTACGAATCGATTTAACATCAGCTTAGATTACTTGCTTAGGGGGACGGCTAAATCGTGAACTATGCCTACTGCATGCACTGTAAGTCGTTGGTTGCCGTTGATCACAAAGGAACGTTACTCCGTACGGGATTCAAGGTTCTGGAGAACGTTAGCTATCCGGTTCTTATATGCGGAGGAGGTTCCAAATGAATGCCATATACCAACGCATGGCAGAGATAACTCGGCGATTGAAGAGCGATCGGAATTTAAGCCCGGCGACGAGAGTGAATCTTGAACTCGAGCTGGATCAGTTGCTTCAGGCTAACGAATTACTTTGCCACAAGATGGCCTGCCTTGAAAACCTGTCGCAAATGGCATACGAAACAAACGACATGGATTGGTTACACGATATCTGTGCTCAGATCGAGCAGTTGCAAGTCTAGTCCATTACGAAAGGAGAAAAGTCAATGGATAGAATTACACTTCAGCAATACGAGGAGAGAGCGATAGCCGCACTTAACATTGTGACCAAAATCGAGGAACGTCTCGTGGAAATTGAAAAAGCAAAGATTGCACGAAACGTTACGATAGTCACCAAAAAGGGTCAGGACATTCGCATTAATTTAACAAACCAAACCGGTGAACTGCCGAATGATTCTCGCACCCATCTTCAAGCTCTTATCCTTAACGTCTTTATTACCAACACTCTCTTCGAAATCAGAGAACTCGAAGCCGAGCTCGTGGCTCTGTAAAGAACCCCTGTTAATCGCTGTTTTATCGTCGGCGTATTTTTTTTCGCCAATTTTCAGTAATAACGACCAAATTGGAGGCTGAATCAATGAACTTATCCAAAATCTTCAAACGCGATCCTAAGAAATTTGAAGCCTTAACCATCGCAAATCAATCCGCCGCGGCTTACGATTACGCCGCTCGCAAGGGTGGGAATTCGGTAAGTGGTCGCGGCAAAAGGCCAGCGCGTACCGAGCCTCGTGAGAAGAGAACTCCTTATGAGCCCGGGAAGCTGGGGCTGTCCGCGGTTTCGGAATCCATCTTAACCAAAGAGATCGTAATGGCGCCACGAAGAATGCGAAGAGAACACTCACGATTCTTAGAAATCCCCTTTCAAAAGCACTACAACGGCGAAGGTCCGGTAAGGGATAAGGGCTATAAGCGGAAGCCGAGCAAATACGCAAAAAGGAAGGCGAGCAAGCATGCCTGATGTGATTCCAACCTGTATCGGATGCAATCTTCCTCCCGATCAAATCGATGAATATATCGAATCTGCAGCTGATGAAAATATGACTCCTCTCGAGTACATGAAGCAAGAGGAAGGCACTTATAACGGATTCGAAAAAAACAAGTTTTACTGCACTGTTTGCTACGTCAGGGCGGGCATGCCGCTAATAAATGGAGGGCGAGGAAACTAAATGCACATTAAGCGTATCGAGATTAAGAACTGGCTTGGAATCAAGGAGTTGCTGTTCAGCCCGAGCAAAATCAACAAGGTATCCGGCGATTCCGGTACCGGGAAAACAAGCCTCGTTGAAGCCATCGAGAAGGTATTCACCAACCTGAGCCGGCGCACCGAGGTTATCCGGCACGACACGGACGAAGCGGAGCTGTTCGTCGAACTGGATGACGGATTGCAGACAACGAGGAGAATCCGATCCGAGAAAGCGGACTATCTGAAGGTAAAGCACGATTCGAAGTCGGTTAGCAGCACAGAAACTTTCCTTAAGAAGCTAATCAGCGGCGACATATTCCGGCCCATCGAGTTCGTCCAGAAGACTCCAGAGGCTCAGGCAAAGATCATCCTCAATATGCTGACCATCAATTGGACGGTAGAGGACATTAAAAACTGGTTCGGGGAAATGCCGGAAGCTGACTACCAGCAGCACATCCTCCAGATTTTGAAGCAAATCGAAACGGGATATTACTCCGAGCGGGAAACGATCAACCGCGAAGCCAATCTGCTCCGGGCCAATATTGAAGGCATCAAGCGAGACTTGCCACCTAACTACGACGGCAACGCGTGGAAGGGAGTTAACCTGCAAGAGCTCTACGAGAAGCTAACCAACACCGAGCAGTCCAATAAGCGATTGGACGAAGCCGAACAGCTTATAACAGGACTTGATATTCGGATCGACGACATCAAGCAACGTTCTGCGAATGCGCAGGAATCGAAGAAGCTTGATTATAACCGGCAGCGGGATTCGTTGAACGATTCGATCGTACGGCTTACCAATAACATCAAGGACGAACAGGTAAAGATTGATGATGCAAGTCGCCGAATCAGCGCGGAACACATCCGTTTAGACGGTGAGCTTGAACAAGCCATCGAACGCCTAAAGCTTCAGTACCAAGCTAAGAAGCAGACGGCCAAGGAGACTATCCAGCAAGAAGCCGAGCAATCGAACGTGTTTATCGGCGAATACAAGGAGCAGCTGTCCGAGAAAAAGAATCTCCTTTCCAACATTGCCGAGCATGAGAAAAAGGATCTGCAGAAGATCGTCGACCATGAAGCTTCATTAATTGCGCTGGAGAACGAAAAGTCGGGCAACGCTCGAGCGATCGTCGAGGAATTCACAAGGGTTCCGGTGGAGCCGCTTAAGGAAGAAGCCGACACGGCCGCCAAGATGAAGGAATACCTCCGGGAGTGGGAACGGATGAACGACATCATCAAAGAGAAGCTTTCGCCGAAGGAAGCCCGTTCCGCCGATTTAACGGCCAAGATTCAGAAAGCCCGGGAGTTGCCAACGGAATTGCTTAAAACTGCTTCGTTACCGGTTGAAGGATTAACCGTCGACGAAAAAGGCCGCATCCGTATCGACGGAACGCTGATCGATGGATTGTCCGAAGGAGAGTCGTTTGATTTTGCCTTTAAGCTGGCTAGGGCTCAGGCCGGAGAATTGAAAGTAATCTGCGTCGACGGCTGGCAGAATCTCGGAAGCAAACAACACGAGATTATCAATGCTGCATTGCAGGACGATTACCAATACTTCATTCTCGAGACGGTCGACGGCCAAGATCTGAAAATTGAAGCAATGGAGAGTGGGGTATGAGTAGCAGCCAGTTACTAACCATTCACAACAATCTAGAGAAGCTTCTGGATTCTAAACGAGATGCGATGCCGGCGAATTTTAACAAGACCAGGTTCCTTCAAAACAGCATGTCGGTATTGCAGGACACAAAGGGAATCAACGAATGTGATGCGGTTAGCATTGCTCGCACTATGCTTAAAGGCGCTTTTCTTGGATTGGACTTCTTCAATAAAGAATGTTATCCCATTATTTACGGCGGGGTTTGCACATTCCAAACGGACTATAAGGGCGAGATCAAGCTTGCTCAAAAGTACAGTGTCCGTCCTGTGCTGAGAATTTACGCAGAGTTGGTCCGCGAGGGCGACTTCTTTCTAAAAGAGACAAAGGATGGAGAGCAGACAATCCAACACAAGCCTCCCGAGGGGTTTAATGACGGGAAGGTAATCGGAGCTTACGCCGTGGTCCTATATAAGGATGGTGGGATGGCGTGTGACTCCATGAGCGTCAAGGAGATAGAGGAGACAAGAAAAAATTATTCCAAACAGGCTAATGGCCCATCGTGGACAAAGAGTCCCGGAGAGATGCAGAAAAAGACTGTATTGCGCAGACTCTGTAAAACCATTCAACTCGATTTTGATAATATCGAGCAGGCTCAAGCCTTTGAAGATGGCGCAGACTTTGAAGCCAAAAAACAACCTGAGCAGAATAGTCCATTGAACATTATTGATGCAGAATTCGAGGAAATTGCGAATGCAGCTGACAAAGAGTAATTACTTTTCACTCGAAGCCAACCGTCACTATATGTCAGTCAGTCAATTCAAAGACTTCGCCGCTTCGTTCGGCGGATGTGAAGCTCGGGCAATGGCTAAACTTAACGGCTCTTATGAGCAACCATCACTTACGGCATTTCTAGAAGGTCATTACGTTCACGCTTGGAACGAAGGAACGCTCGACGAGTTTAAGGCAAGTAACCCTGATCTTTACAGCAGTCGTGGGCCAACAGCTGGACAACTTAAATCCAATTTCCAACATTGCAACGTGATGATCGAAACGCTCGAGAATGATCCATTCGTCATGAAGGCGCTGGCCGGGAAAAAGGAAGTCATCTTAACGGCCAATCTGTTCGGGATTCCGTGGAAGGTGATGCTCGATAGTTATCAACCGGAAGTAAGCATATTCGCGGACCTTAAGGCGCTGAAAGAGATCGACGGCAAGTGGTGGAACAAGGATGCACAGGCTTATGAAAACTTCCTTGATCATTATGGCTACACCGTCCAGATGTCGGTATACGCCGAGGTAGAGCGTCTAGCGACTAGCAGAGAAAAGTGGCTCTTGCCGCATATGGTTATCGTCACAAAGCAGGATCCGCCAGACCATGAAATCATCTATTTCGATTACGACGTGATCGAACAGCACTTGAATATTGTCGGCAATCACATCGAAAGGGTCAAGGCAGTTAAGTCCGGCGTAGTGGCGCCGACCAGGTGCGAGCATTGTGAATACTGCCGCGGCACCAAGAAGATTCACCGCATCAAACATTACGCCGAATTGGCTTTGTATTAAATGTTCGGCTTCAATCCAGCACCTAAGCCAAAGCATGGTCGCGGCAGTAAGAAGGCTAAGCAGCGGGGTGAGGTTTCCCCGGAAGTGTATGCCAAGGCATATGAGCGATCGGGAGGCAGGTGTGAAAAGTGTAAGTGGGAAGACGGCATCTTCGATAAAACGGGATTGAGGTGGAGAATAGAAGCCGCGCATCTGGTACGTCGATGGCAACTCGATGAAACGACTGAGAACGATGTCGCGATGTTGTGCTCGCCGCAACAAAACAAAGGCACTTGCCATTGGTGGGTAGACCATACTCGCGAGGGACGGGAATGGGCTGAAAACTTCCGGAACGTTCTCGCTGGTAATACGAAAGGAGCTAATCAATGAAAATCAGAATGGTTAGGCAACAGGGAGACATACAAAATGGATCGGTATTCGAGGCACGATACATGCCGTCAACAGTTTTCCTTTCCGCCATTACAAATTATCAAATCATAGATGGCGAGCATTCAGGGGAAGAAATCTACATTAAAAATTGCGTCGAACTACCCGAGGAACCCACTTACTCACTTGCCGAGTATACGGAAATCCACCAAGAAGCACTCAAATGGCGCGAAGAGGTCAAGGAATTATTGCTCGCAAATGAAACTTTTGCGCAGGAGCATGTCGCTTCCAAAAATGTAATTCTCAATTTGACGAATGAAGTGGAAGAAGCGCTGGAAGCGAAGAAGGTTCCTCTTCCAAGGGAGGTGGCTGAGGCGATCGAAAGGCTTCGGCTGGCAGACGCCGAGTGGGGAATTGAGAACAACAATTTCAGTATCTTGGACGTGGTGAATCAATCTTTGAGAGGAAAGGTTTATTCGACAGACGGCTCAATAATTGCCGCTTGGATTGGAAAAATCCGCGAGAAGCGTGAGCGGCTTGTGACGGCTCTCGTCAACGGCTTCACAGTCGAACTTGAACCGACACCAAAACAAAAGGCAATTCAGCATCTAATCAAGGGCGACATGGTCGCTAGAGGTCATAGCGCACACGATGTTGTAACGGAGATCATGAGCATCTTAGGTACCGAACAAAGCGGGTGAGGTGAATGGCAAGCCCTCAGAAGGCGAACGGTTATACGCCTGTTGCTCATGAAATATTGGATCAAATTTGCCTTTATAAATTCAATGGAGCTCAGTTTCGAATCATCATCAAGGTCTGGCGCCTGACCTACGGATTCAATAGAAAGGACCATGAATTCTCAATAACGTATCTGCAATCACAAACGGGGCTTTCGGATCGGACAATTAAGAAGGAAGTGGCGTCGTTGATCGAAGCCAAGGTGCTGCTTATCACCCGAAAGGAAACAAGCTCCCTACCACGCAAGCTCGCCTTTAACAAGAATTACGAGAAATGGACTATCCCGAAAAGCGGTGATTCTGTGGATGAACAAATCGATTTATTCGCTCAGTTGGGGGTGAACGATACTTCACCTCAAGAAGCGGATGGGGGTGAAGTACACTTCCCCTCGGAGGTGAACAACACTTCCCCTCTAGATAGGGTTTGGAGGGGAAGCATTGTTCCCCCATATAAAGAAAAAGATCTTTTAAAGAAAAGCTTTAAAGAAAACATGGTGAGGTTTGAATTCTTCTATCTAGCTTATCCAAGGAAAGTAGCAAAGGCGTATGCAAAGCAGACGTGGATCAAGCTGTCTAAGAAGGCTGAATTCGACCCGAATATCGTTATCTCGAATACGATCAACTTTGCCGAGACGTGCACGCTGCTCGAGACTGCGGCCAACTTCATACCGCACCCTTCCACGTTTCTGAACCAAGCACGTTACGCGGATTACGAGACGGTAGATCCGGAAGGTCTAGCAACTGGCAAGGAAACGAAGATCGATTCCAACCTCGACTTTTTGAGAGGTCAGATCGGAGGCGATGGCGATCAATCGAGAACAAGTGGGCTTACTCTTGGCGAAGGCTTCGGCAGCTTTCCCGAGCAAGGCTCCGAATCTGAAGAATAACCCGCAAATATTTGAATTATGGGTTGAGCGGCTAGCCTTCATCGATCCGAATCTCGCCTTACAAAATCTAAACGACCATATCGACGATAGCAATTTCTTCCCGGACATTGCGGATATCATCCGCGAACGGTACGTCGAAAAGGTCGACCCGGAAATATATCACCGAAATAAGCAAATCGCCAATCAGCAATGGGTAACTGCAGGAGGCGATCCGGAGGCATTTGTCTATGAGCCAGGAGGAAATGGAACAAGGCTTACCGGCGGAGCAGGCAGTTCTCGGCGCGATCTTCCTTGAATCTGGGAGTATTGACCAAATACCGGAACTGGAGCCGAGAGACTTTTCAACCGAATCACACCAACTAATTTACAAGGTTATGCAATGGCTCAATGAACGCGATATGCCCATCGATCTGATCACGGTAGTGGAACAATTCGAGAAACACAGGCCGGGAACGGTCAGCCCGATGTATATCTCCAAACTTGCCGTATCGTCGCCTACTGCGGCTAACATCCAGTACTATGCGAAGATCGTTCGATCCAAGGCGCTTCGGCGGCGCGGCATTGAATATGGCAATGAGGTTATCGCGCTAAGCCACAAAGAATTTGAAACGGATGAGGATTACTTCGAAGCGGTAGAGGACCTACTGGATGACTTGAGGCCAAAGCAGGCGGCCAAGATGCGGAGCTTCAAGGAAATTCGTTCCAAGTGGTTTGATCATCTGAAGAGTAAAGCGGAAAAGCTCAAGTCTGGATTCGAGAAATACGACGCATGGGCGCAACTGTGGCGAGGTTGGCTTTATATCCTAGCGGGGCGGCCGGGAGTCGGGAAGACGGCCTACGCGCTTCAACTGCTGTTCGGCATCGCAAGTCAGAACCTTAACGCCGGCGTTGTCCTGTTCTTCTCGCAGGAGATGGATGAGGTCGAGGTCATTGACCGGATGGTTTCCTACCTTGCCGAGGTCAATTACAACAAGCTCATTAACAAGGGCGGCGAGGAAGGGTTCACAGATAAGGAATGGGAACGGATCAATCGAGCTTACGCCCTTTGCGAGAAGCTACAGATTTACGTGCAGGATGCTTCAGGAGTATCGATCGACCAAATCCGCTCTACCGTGAAGCAATTCAAGAAGGAGCACGGTAAGGTTGCCGCGGTTATCACCGACTACCTTCAGATTATGGATATCCCCGAGAAGAAGGGCGAGACCAGATCGTCGGCAATCGGGCGCGTAACCAAGAATGCGAAGCGGATCGCAAGGCGCTTCAAATTGGTGTTCATCATGCTTTCCCAGCTCGATAGGGCGGTCGACGGCGAGGAACCAAAGATGCGCCATCTCAAGGAGTCCGGCAGCATCGAGCAGGATGCAGACGTCGTTCAATTCCTATGGTTTAATCCGGATGATCAACTCGAAGACAGCTCCAAGATAATAGACTCCATATTCGCCAAGGGGCGCAACATCGGCCTCAATCGCTTCCGTCTCGAGTTCAAATGGTGGTATCAGAAGTTCGTTGAAACCGACCTGAAGGCGGGTGTTAAAGACGATGGGGGCTCCAATAAAGCCAATAAAAACGGAAAAGGAGTACGAGGAGGCGCTCGATCGACTTACAAAGGCGGCGGACGAGATTGAGCATCCGCTTGTCACGGAAGAGAACAAAGCGATATATCAGAAAGCCTATGATCGGATAGCGGCACATATCGAGCATTATAAAATTCGCCGATCCGCCCGCGAGTTCCCTAATGTGCGAGGACTGTACGAGATACTAGGCTGGATAGGAAAGGATGAGGTTCTGTGAGGGCTTTGGCAAATACGCGTAACGACCCTTACATCGACGATACACCATGGGAAATATTTTACGACGACAACGGCCGAGCGATCGGCGATCTCTACACATATAGCGAGCCTGAACACGATCGTATATCGCGGAAAGGCGCAGGAGGGAGGGGAAAGGAGAATGAGATTTATCGGAGTCGACCCGGCAACCGTAACGGGGTTCGTCGCTTTAGATGAGAACGGCGAAGTGGTAGAAGAGCGAACCATTAAGGGAGTAGGGAAGACCGTTAAAGGCGGGATTACCCCTAAGCAGCTCGTATCGCTAGAAAATCAGTTCTATGACCTGCTCGAACCAGGCGATCAAATATTGATAGAAGATGCGGCGCCGGGTACTCAGAAATCTATATCTACCGGAATGATCCACGGCGGCTTACGGACCATGATCGAACGAAAGGATCTTAACTTCGATATCGTCTCCCCGGGTTCAGTAAAAAAGTTTGTCGGGGTTACCGGATTCAAGGAAGTAGACGGTAAGCGAGTGCGGCTGGAAGGCGAGAAAGAGAAGAAGGAAGCAATGGCAGCTGGAGCTCTTAGCCATTTCGACTATTCTCATCCGGATCATAACGTCGTCGACGCTTATATCATCGCTCGCATTTGTCGGGCTATGTACCTCTTCAGCGAGTATAAGCCGACCATCGATAACTATCCGTATCAGATCGAAGTCATCCAAACAATCTTAGGAAAGGCGGAGGATCAGTGAAATTCACGATAAATAAGAACGACCTCGACGCGGCCATCCAGCACGTTTCCAAGGCCGTATCTGCTAGGACGACGATTCCCATTCTAACAGGGATTAAGATCGAAGCAGACGCATCCGCGGTCACTCTCACGGCCAGCGATACAACCGTCATGATTCAAAGTCGAATCCCAATCGAACTCGGCGGAGTCGAGGAAGTAGGCAGTATCGTTCTATCGGCAAAGTTCTTCGTCGAAATCATTAAGAAGCTTCCGAAGAACGAAGTTCTCATTTCCACCGATGCGACGCAGGCGACAATCATTTCCGGAAAGTCAGAGCTTCAGCTAGCGATTATGGATGCGGAAGAGTTTCCGGCATTGCCGGTTATTGATGAATCAGAACTGTTCACGATCGGCGCGACGGAGTTAAAGAACATGATCCGCAGCTCGACCTTCGCGGTTTCGTCGAATGAAAACACACCGATCCTAACCGGCACTTTATGGACTATGCTCGACGGCGTTTTCCGGTTGCTGGCAACAGATCGTCACCGGATGGCATGGGTAGCGATGGAAACAAAATTAGCGATGCAATTTGAAAACATCGTTATCCCCGGGAAGGATCTTGAAGGTCTTGCCAAGGTTCTTCCTGACAAAGGCAATGTCGATATTGCGATAGCGGGTAACCAAGTAATGTTCCGATCCGGTAATGTTCAATTCTTCACTCGTATGCTTGACGGAAAATTCCCGGACACATCTCAGATTATCCCGACCTCATACACAACTGAACTAACCATCAATACAGCATTGCTTGCAGGTGCATTGGATAGGGCTTACCTCATGTCGAAAGAGGAAAAAACAAATATCGTAAGGATATCATCGACGGAAATCGGATTTATCGAGATTACATCATCCGCGCCCGGAGTCGGCAGGGTAGTCGAGGAGCTCGCTGTTACAAAACTAACAGGTGATAACTTCACTATTTCCTTTAACTCGAAATACGTGCTTGATGCGTTGAAGGTTATCGACAGCGAAGAGACGTTCATCGGGTTCAACGGCGCGCTTAAACCAATCATCCTTAAACCAGTTGACGGCGCTAACGATCTGCACCTCGTACTCCCCTATCGATCGGCGGTGGGATAACAATGAAAAGAGAAACGAAGCATACGGCTCACAATCTGAAGTTTATTGATCATCCAACCTTTATCGATCAATTCGTTATCGTCGACGCTCAAGGAGATCCATTCATTTGGATAAATAAACATACTGGCGCAGCTAGCTTCGGAGGAAAGTACTTTATCCTTTTCAAAGAGCAACTTCTCGTTGAAGTAATTGGACGATTCATCACAATGAGTGAGCAATTAAAGGATTCATTATCAGATGCGGTATCACAAGCCGAGATAGCCTTGAATTTATCGGATGTTGAGCATTCTACCCAACCCCGAGGGGAGGCAGCCAAGTGATCAACAAAGTCTCGGAATTCCATCTTACTCCGGAGCAAGTTGCCAACTATAAGCCGGGCATGGACTTAGGAGAACCGGATCGCGTGTACATCCCTGAGTCCAACGTACAGAAGGGCAGCAAGGATCCGGTTATCGTTTCGGCATCTTCCCAAAGAGTTAGGCAAATGAGAAGGGCTATGGACAGCTCGGCGAGGAAAAATCGGAGGTTCAAGTTAACGAAAGAGGAATACCTCCAGCTTCGTTTAACCGGATTGAGCCGCGACGCAGTTGCCGAGAAGAGCAATGTCGACATCAGCACGTTGAAGCGATATCTAGCGGGTTGGGGTGTCGGGAAAACGGAAATTGAAGCGGCCGTGTTGAAGGAACTTCTTCCGTTCGGTGACGAGGATGATGACTCATGAAGTTCCTTGAACTATTCGCCGGCATAAGCGGTATAGGGCATGGACTCACACAGGCGGGTATGGAGTGTGTTGGTTACGTCGAGTGGGATAAATACGCTCATCAAGCTTATGAGGTGCTACACGATCCTGAAAGGAGGTTATGGAGCGCATATGACATCAGAGATGTATCAGATGGATCTATTCGGGAACTCGGAGAACGAATCGACGGAGGCGTACGGCTTATCGCTGCCGGATTTCCATGCCAAACTTTCAGCATTGCTGGAAAACGTGAAGGATTTGCAGACCAGACTAGAGGTACTCTCTTTTTTGAAGTCGTCCGGTTCGCATCTGTTCTCCGACCCGAATTTCTACTCCTTGAAAATGTGGACGGACTTAGAAACCATGACGGAGGAAGAACGCTCGGAATTATCCTCGGCACATTGGATGAGTTGGGGTACGTGGGAGAATGGCAAGTGCTTAACAGCGCGGCCTACGTTCCTCAAAACCGAGAGCGGATATTCATTGTCGCAAGTCTTAGAGGATGCAGTGCCGGAAAAATATTTCCTTTCGGACGAGAAAACAGCAAAACTATTGATGTCATTGGAAGACTCGCACTCCCCGGAAAAGATCAATGGAACCGAGTCTACGGAACTGGGGGGGTAGCACCGGCACTTTCCACGATGCAGGGCGGTAGGCAGGAACCGAAGATACTTGATGATCAGGGTAGAAATAAATCTAATAAGCTGAGCGAAATCGCTCCAACCCTTAGAGCTCAAAGTAAAGGAAATGAACCGAAAATCGTTATTGCCGGTCAACTAGATTGTGACAGCGGCGGTACAGGTAAGATATATGCTCCTGATGGGATTGCCCCAACACAACTTGCGCAGCATGGGAATGCAGTTACTAAGATTATTGATCACAAGCCAACTCAATACAGCATAAATGGTGAAGGCATTGCCTACTGCCTTGATGCAGGGTATCAGAAAGGCATCAATGATAATCCAAACATTAAGGCCAGAAGAACGATGGTCGTTGAGGAACCAAGAGCTGTACTGACTCCTGACCGCATGGAGAAACGCCAGAACGGTCGAAGAATGAAGGAACCTGGAGAGCCAATGTTTACCCTGACGGCGCAAGATTTACATGGGGTAGTTATCGTTGATGTTGAGAGCGGCCTTATTCATAGCCGCGGATTTGAAACAAGAGATGACGGGTTATCTCATTGCTTGAAAGGTGGAGGCGGCGGTTCAAGCGGAAACTTTATCTACCAACGACCGCGAGGTTATAACAAGGGCGGAACGCATGACATTGCACCGACATTAACATCGAACAGTTATCAAGACAATAATCACGCTGTCGTCGGACATCGCATCCGCAAACTCACCCCACTCGAATGTTTCCGTCTTCAGAGCTATCCCGATTGGTGGTATGTAAAACTCAAGCTTTTCCGTCACCCAGAGTTAATCGAACAGATCGATATGACTCGAAATGACATTACTGAGCAAGTCCTATCCCTGATCCAACGGACCGGAATCAAGGAAGGCATAAGCGATTCGCAGCTTTATAAAATGGCTGGAAACGGTGTGACGTCTATCCTTGCATTCGAGATCGGATGCAGAATTCTAGATGTGATCAATCAGTAAATCAACCTATAGGTTTAGAAATGAGGTGATACAAATCAGTTCTTATCTCGAATTCCTGAAATCTAAGATAGTAATCGCCAAGGAATCGGGTTTCGAAATATCACCCGATGAAGTCCATCCGATATTAAAGCCCCATCAACGGGATGGAGTCGTATGGGGGGTTCGCGGGGGCAGACGGGCGATATTTGCAAAGTTCGGGCTCGGTAAGACGCTTCAACAGCTCGAGTATTGCCGCATCGTTACGGACCGGATAGGAGGTCAAGCACTAATCGTCATGCCCCTTGGAGTAAAACAGGAGTTCGTTAACGATGCCGTCAACCTGTTGGGGATGGATGCTCCTGAGTATGTCCGGACGATGGCGGAAGTTAAGGCGGCCAAGGGAAGGATCCTTCTCACCAACTACGAGCGGGTACGGGACGGTGACATCGACCCGAACTACTTTACCGCATGTTCGCTCGATGAAGCTTCTGTTCTGCGCGGATACGGGACCAAGACCTATCAAACGTTCCTCGATAAGTTCGAAGGCGTACCGTTCAAGCTCGTTTGTACGGCGACGCCAAGCCCGAACAAATATAAGGAGCTCATCCATTACGCCGGGTATCTAGAGGTGATGGATACTGGTCAGGCGCTAACACGCTTCTTCCAGAGGGACAGCACGAAGGCCAATAATCTGACGCTCTACCCGCACAAAGAAGATGAGTTCTGGTTATGGGTATCGACCTGGGCATTGTTCATCACCAAGCCTTCAGACCTCGGATACTCCGATGAAGGATATGACTTACCGAAATTGGATCTACAGTATCATGAGCTCGCCGTTGATCATTCCGAGGCGGGATCCGAACGAGATGGCCAGATGCTTCTCCTGCGCGACGCGGCCATGGGATTAAAGGATGCGGCGCGGGAGAAGCGCGATAGCATAGGGCAGCGTGTGGCAAATGTCATGGAGCTCGTTAAGGCTAACCTACCGGAACAGATCGTCATATGGTGCCATCTCAACGACGAGCAGGACGAGATCGAGAGTGCTTTAAAGTCTGCGGGTATCTCGGTCGCATCGATTTACGGCAGCCTTACTCACGAAGAGAAGGAGCAACGGCTGCTGGATTGGAAGGCAAGGAAATACACCGTCATTTTGAGTAAGCCTGAAATACTCGGGTCTGGCGCCAACCTCCAGCAAAGCCATATCGCGATATTCGCCGGGATCGACTACTCCTTCAACGATACGATTCAGGCGGTTCACCGGATACACCGCTTCCTGCAGCTCTATGCTTGCCAAATCCATTTCATCTATATGGAAAGCGAGCGAGAGATCCTTAAAACGTTGCTTGAGAAGTGGAAGCAGCATGATTACTTGGTCGGCAAAATGGTCGAGATCATTAAGAAATACGGCCTTTCCGGAACGTCGATCATCGATAAGTTAGCACGAAGCATTGGAGTTGAGAGAGTGAAAATTGAAACGGAGCTATATACGGCCGTGAATAATGATTGCGTGCTCGAGACGGCCGCGATGGAAGAGAACAGCGTCGACCTTATCCATACTTCGATCCCGTTCTCTAACCATTACGAATACACGCCATCGTACAACGATTTCGGCCATAACGAGGATACCGCACGGTTCTTCGAACAGATGGACCACCTGACACCGCAACTGTTGCGAGTGCTTAGGCCGGGAAGGGTATTCGCTTGTCATGTGAAGGACCGGGTGCTATTCGGAAATGCGACGGGTACCGGAATGCCGACCATCGAACCATTCCATGCAATTTGCATCAACCATTATACGCAACACGGCTTCCAATACTTCGGAATGATCACGGTAATAACCGACGTGGTCCGCGAGAACAACCAAACGTATCGCCTCGGCTGGACGGAGCAATGCAAGGACGGAACGAAGATGGGCGTCGGTTGCCCGGAATACATCCTTCTCTTCCGGAGGCTCCCGTCGAACACCGGCAAGGCTTATGCAGACGATCCGGTCACTAAGAGCAAGGAAGAATATACCCGGGCTCAATGGCAGATCGATGCTCATGGATTCTGGCGCTCGAGCGGGGATCGGTTAGTCGCAAAGGAAGAACTCGCATCTCTTCCGGTCAGCAAACTGCAAGCCGCATATCGGAAGTTCTCACGCCGTTCCTTCTACAACTACAGACAGCATGTCGAGCTCGCCAAACGACTCGATAAGGACGGCAAGCTTCCGGCATCTTTCATGGTGGTCGCCCCGGGTAGCTGGTCGGACGAAGTGTGGGACAACATCAATCGGATGAAGACCCTTAACACCCAGCAGAATCAGAAGCGGCTTCAAATGCATGTATGTCCGTTACAAATCGATATCGTAGAGCGGATCATCAACCGGTATTCGAACAAGGGCGACGTCGTGCTCGATCCGTTCGGCGGCCTTATGACGGTACCGGTCCAAGCGGTTAAGATGGGGCGCCGCGGTTACGGTATCGAATTGAACAGCGATTATTTCCGCGATGGAGTCGGGTACCTGAGAGCTGCGGAGAGTATGGTCGACATGCCAACGCTTTTCGATCTAGAGGACTTAACCAAAAATTTTTAACCACGAACCCTTAGAAACTAAGAGGAGGCGAACAGTTTGGCTAACACGCAGGGTATGGCATTCAAGTTCCTCGGCATTTTCAAGAAAAATGACTTGTTCAAATATCTAAACGCGGATCAGCGGGCGCAACTGGGAATGATGGGAGCCGCGATCGACAACGGCCGTCGATTGGACGGGAAGCTACCGGCGAGCAAGAACACGTATTTGGTCATCAACACGGATGAGCCTTATGCGGATGAAGTAATCGAGATACTGAAGCGCAACGGTCATTGGGGGTGAGCGAGTGAAAGTCGGCTCTAAACAACTATTCAGGATTCGCGATATGAACAACAAGGTCATCGAAGTTGAAGGTAAGGTCATCGGTGTCGGTCGGTTAACGCTTGACGGCCATCAGGTTATCGATGTTGAATTCGGCGACGGGATCCGAAAGTATTCCGCTCATCACATTTGAGGGAGGGAACAGGAATGAAGGCTATTACGATTCACCAGCCATGGGCAACACTGTTAGCCCTCGGTGAAAAGATATTCGAAACACGCAGCTGGTCAACATCCCATAGAGGGGAGACAGCGATCCACGCAGGCAAGCAGATAGACCGCGAAGCTTGCGAACGGGAGCCAATCAAGTCCGTTTTGGCAAAGCATGGCTTCACGGCGGAAAATCTGCCGACCGGGGCAGTTGTAGGAATCGGTGACTTAAGCCATTGCTGGTCGATCGGAACTGATTATCAGAGTGGAATGCCGGTGCTTTTCAATGGCATAGGCGGAGATACGAAGCGGGTCAGTTTGAACGAAGAGAAGTTCGGATATTACGAGAATGGTCGCTTCGCCTGGGAATTCGATGAAATGTTTAAACTACCCGCTCCGATCCCGGCCAAGGGGCAGCAGAGGCTTTGGAATTGGGGAAGACCTGAATGAGCGTCAGTCCCACGATATTTATAAACGGCAAATACGTCGGACCCATCGTCGGGGAAGACTGGCGGGCATACGTCGAGCAGAATTACCCCGGCGCCAAGTACGAGCTCGTAGACGGCTGGAAGGTCATGGTCACCGTTACCATCGTTCAGGCTATGGAGATTGTTGAGGGGAGGAAGAGGAATGGAACGTGATTTTGTAATCGTGACAATGATTAGCTTTTTCATGGTGGTCGCAATAATCGGCTATGTCGACCTGATGATACACATCAGAATCGATAAATTAGAAGATAAATTAAGAGTTCTCAGAGGAAGAGCGGATGACTAAAGGAATGCCAATAACCCCATTGCAACTCATGAGCATTAAGCCGGGGGCAGAGTTGGACGAGGCTGTCAGTGAAGAACTCGGGCAGTTTGTAGTGACCAATGTCGGCGCTTGGTCAACCGATCCGGTAGCCGCGCTGAAGCTTATGGATCTGATTCAGGAATACGTAAGCGACATCGGCATAATGCGGTTAACAAACGGTCCGGATATGATCAGTCATTTCGCCACGATAGGCGAAGAAGGCGAAGCCACAATCGTATTCACTAGCTCGTGGATGGAATCTCTAAGCAAAGCATTCATTCTTTATCAATACGGACATACGGGCGAACACTTCCATCCTAAATGGGAACGGAAGAAACGGAGCGCGCCGAAGAGAATTTTACAATAAATTCAAATAGCGAGGAGCAATTATAAATGGCAGCACCTAAAAAGTTTCATACTCAAGCAGGCAGCGATACCCACTCGATGTTACAGGATGTAATTAAGGAGAGTCACGGTAAACTGATCAAATCATCCTTCCTCATCCTCTTCAAACATGGCGGATGGGAGTCCAAAGGCAGGACGATACTTGGCCGCGTAAAGGTGGTTGGGGACGATATCCGAAGCACATTCGGGTACGATGCAATCATTTACCTTAATCGGAACGCATGGGTAATGTTTTCACCGGTTCAGAAGAAATATCTATTAGACCACGAATTGTGCCACTTGGATGTAGTTGTAGATAAGAATTTCGATACGAAGATTGGGGAAGATGGTCGTCCAAAACTAACCACAAACCCGCATGATCTTGAAGACTTCGTTGCGGTAGTCAAGAGACACGGACTGATTATGGAGGACATGAAGCGTCTGGCTAAAGTGCTTATTGAATCCAAGCAAATTACCATCGAAGAGGTAACGGCTGGCGACGAGAAGGCAGAGCCCGAAGAGACGGAAGTGATCGACGACGAGAACCAATTAACCTTGGATCAGATCGAGGCCGCCGACGCGGAAGCCGGTGATGAAGAGGTTGTGACCAGCGGTCCAAAGATCGGCTAATGCAAGAGGGGCGGATGCTTCGGCGTCCGCTCCGGTAAAACAAAGTGAGGTGATGGGATGCAATTGTCATTCGAGTTGCCGGAACTGGATCGTAAGTTAACGCAAGAGGCGGTGGAACGGGCGTTAGGGAAATACCGCCTTTATAAATACTTACTATTCGAAGAGCGTGAGGCCAGCATTACACCAGGATATTCGGTCATCCCTCCCAGCCAAACAAATGTGACCAGCGATCAAACGGCCAACATAGCCATTTATAACGTGGACGCTCCAACATCACATAAGCACGACTGCGAAAAAATTGAGCGAGCGATTAAGGGGCTTCCGCGGATGGAAAGGTTTCTGCTTCAAGAACGCTATATGTGTGAAGACGCTGAATACATTACGGATTACAACGTTTATACGCAGAAGTTTCAGCCACCGATTAGCGATAACACCTACGCGAAGATACGCTGGAAAGCTTTTTATAAATTGGCCCTAGCTTTAGATATTGCAGTAGAGAAGGGGAAGGAGCAAGGCGCGGGGGAAAGTTGATTAAGCCCCCGCGCATACGATATATATGGGTGATGCTATGGCTAAAGAGAAGAAAAAAGCTTATCGCATACGTTTCAATTGCGTTGAGGATCGGCGCGTGGAAATTACACGAACCCTACTAAAACGTGAAATTGAAAAAGTTCTTGCAAAACACGGCGTTGTAAGCGATAATTTGGACGAAGTTTTGTCTAAATACGTTACAGGGGTAATGTGTAATGATACAAAAGGATAAAGGTTACGTCCGGGTTTCAACTAACCAAGATTCGCAGAGGGACAGTCCAGAGCATCAGGAGTCATTCATACATGAAACAGCTGCTCGTGAAGGCATACAACTTGGAACAGATGACTTTTATCACGATAAGGATTCAGCAACAACAATCGTTGAACGTACAGACGTAAAGCGCATGATAGATGACGCAAAGAGAGGCGAGGTCCGTTCAATATGGTTCGCCTCTCTTTCCCGTTTTAGCCGGGATGCACTAGATGCGATTACACTGAAAAGAATCCTTGTTAATGCACTTAAGATTCGAGTGGTCTCAATTGAAGACGGATACGACTCGGCCAAGAAGGATGACGAATTGCTATTCGGAATTAAGTCGGTCATTAACCAAAATACAAGTTCGGACATAAGCGGATCTTCCAGTCGCGGCATCAGAACTTCTTCTTTAAAATTCGGTAACTACATCGGAACCATACCACCATTCGGTCTTAGCAAGATACTGGTAGACGATCCGCTACAAGAAAGCGGAAAACGAAAATCACTTGAACGAATCAAGGGAAAAGCGGAGTTAGTCGAATTGATATTTAGCCTAAAAATCGATTACGGGTTTGGCGATAAGCTGATCGTAAACTATTTGAACGGCGACAATCCGGAAGGGATCAAGTATCCAGCATATAAAGGCGGGGTATGGACAATAACCGCTGTGCAGGCGATACTTGAAAATCCTATTTATACTGGTTACAACGTCCACGGCAGATACAAAACTGAATTGATGTACGATGATCTTACCGATTTGATGAAGAGGCGAAAAAAACTCGTTAAGCAGCCTAGAGAAAAATGGGAATGGTCTGAGAAGGTTTGGTTCCCGGTCGTCATCCCGCTTGAGCGATGGGAAATTGCTCAAGATATAAGAATGGAGCGCGGCGGAGGAAGAAGAGGTGGTAGACGAGCGTACGTCAACGTGTTTGCTAAGATGATTTTTTGTAAGGAATGTGGTTCTGCCATTGTAACTATGGCAAGTAAGACAAAGAACCGTCTTGGTAAAGAGTATCGTTACTTGATGTGTAGTCGTCGACGGAGAGCTGGAGAGGCCGGATGCTCGAATGACAAATGGATTCCTTATGCTGAAATGCGGGACGAGCTGATCGATGGAATCTTACGCCAAGTAAGAATAGGGGTCAAGGAGTTCGAAAGAGGTTCCAGAGATATGGAATTCAGGATGCCGGGCGGAAACTACGAGAAAGATAGGCGTAAGCTCGAAAAACGCATCGAGGACAACCGGAAGTTGCTTTTCGAAATTCGTCGTCAAAACATGCTTGGCGATCTTGATGGCGCTCAGTACGAATTCGAAAAAGAACAATACGAGATGGAGATAACAGAGGCGGACAAAAAGCTAGCACAGATCGCCACTGATGAGCGTAGGGTGTTAGATGTTTCCCGAGTCGTCAGAGACGCGAAAATATCTGCTGACGGCCTCACGGCGTTACCATCATATTCAGATGTTGAGAAAACTCGTCCACTGCTTATGCTTTGCGTGAAGCGGATCGAAGTTGATAAGTACGGCGAGGTAGTAGTAGATACGTACCTTTAGGTGCTCATTGAGCGCCTTTTTTATTTCGTGCTTGAAAATACATTACGAATGTAATATACTTTGAATCACACAAAGGTTAAACCCTTGCTGTGATTCATTTTTATATTAAAAGGAGTTGTGTGTTTCTCATGGCGGACAAAGTGGTTATTAAAGAAATCAATTCAATAAGGTCAATTGCATGCTTATGTGTGGTTCTCCTGCATTCCATTCTTTACGCTAACGATTTCTATGACACAACAAATCAAATGGCACTCACCATCGTCGGAATCCTCGCCTTCGGTACACCGACATTCGTCTTCATCTCTGAACTAATATTGTCTCGAAGCTATCCAGACCGATTACCGGGCTCCTTCTTTAAGAAGCGAGTGCTGCCGATCCTCCTGCCGTTCGTGTTCATTTCCTTTTTCAATTCGTTCGTCCCCAATTACAACAACATACCGCTTCTGCTCAAAGATTTTACATACAACCTACTCGGCAGCATCCATGGTCCATGGTTCATTCTCGTCATTCTCCAGTTCTATATTCTCCATCGCTTATTCATCAAGTATCTTAGCAAGGTATCCGCTCCGATCATATTAACCGGCTCGTTCATCATAAACTTGGCGTATCTGGCTTTCTTTAATCTCAGCTCACCGCCTAACGATTCGGTTGTATATCTATGGGAAGGCGGGTATTGGGTTCCTTGTATCGGCTGGTTATTCTATTTCGCACTGGCGTATTACTGCGGGAAGAACTATCAACGATTCATTCAGATGCTAAAGGCGCATCCGGTTATCGTTTTGACAACTCCAGTTATCGCACTTGGAATCGTGTTGTACGTCAACACGTTCGACGTCATGCCCTACGGCTCAAAGCGTATGGATATGGTGGTATTCACGGTCACGATGATCCTAGCCCTATTCCTCGCCTTCACACGGCTCAAGCGACAACCCGCCATATTAGGGTTCGTTAGCAAGTATTCGTTCGGGATCTACCTGCTTCATTTCTTCTTCATGCGAGCAACGAACAAAGCTCTCGGCGTTGTGGGAATTTATCTCGGAGGCTACGGGGTCGCAATGCTTTTCATATCGTCGGTTATCGCATCGATCGTTACAGTTCACATCGTCAATAAGCATCCGCTTGGTAAGTATCTCGTTGGTGGCATCCGGACCACGAGATCGTACAAGGAGCCTGGTGCATTCGTAGGCGATAACTACAAAGCATTATTAAAAGGAGGAATGATTAAATGACAGCCAAGCGAAAAGCTAAGCCGATACCAGTTCCGTCCGTCCGGACAATCGCCGGGGCAGTGATCGCCCTAAGAAAGGTAATGAAAGATGAACACGGTCTAGATGTGGACATAAAGGTAAACATCCATGGGTGGACTTCAACAACATACCTTGCCCGGTTGGTTGTGGCTGACATAGCAGAGGACGGTGGAGCGTCTTGGACAAACGAATGGCATACAGCCGATAGTGATGATAAGTTGACTTTCTTCTGCGCGAATGGCGGAGGTCTGGATAAAGACCTCGATGTGACAATTTTCAAAAGGGAAGGGGTGCGAGCAGGAAAGAAACGTAAGCTTTTGAAGTCCCCACCAAAATCAATGTCAAAGTCGGCTTGGGCAGTACATCGGTTATGTTCGTTGTCACGGGAATTATACGGGGTCGATGCAAATGTGGTTATCGAAGCGTGGGTAGAGGCAAGCTGGAGTATATTCTCGACATCAAAGAATCCGCATGTAACACCAGAAGTCGCTACCGAAGTTCTAGGGGACGTGGCAACCGGCACGGACTGGCTTCAAAAAAAGGAAGTGAGCACGTATCCTTCAAGAACCAACATTCACCGTTACAAACTACAAGGCGAGGGGATCGATTTCGAGATCCGAATGGAGTTGCCTAAGGAAGAAGCGCCAGCCGAAAACACTTCCTCTTAATGCATAAACTTACCGTACCGGGTTATCCCGCCATTCTCCAATGCCACAGGGGAGGCGGGTTTTTCTGCTGTTCAGGGAAATCAAAATATGTGATACTTTCTATCATTAGGATAAATCGGAGAAGACGAGGGGAATCGTGATGGGGAAGCAATTTTATAGCAACGTTAACGGGATAAGTGAGATCCAAGACGAATTAAAGAAAATGAATGCTGATAGTAAACGGAATTTCGTTATCGGAATCATCGGTGTAATTACAGGTGTTCTCGGGCTTGCCGTCGCTATTGTTGCTTTATTCATGAATTAAATTCGTGAGCTTTTTTTTCGTATATTTTGCGTGTTTACTGCGTGTCACTGCAATTTGTACGTGTTATATTTATATCATCGGAAAACCGAACAGAGGACACCGCGGGGGCATGAATGCCCCATCATATTAGTGCCGCCGAGATGTGGATGATTTGATCCCCTTATATCGCCGGCGCACCGAAAAAGCCATCATTACAGGATGGCTTTTTATTTTGCGGTGAAAGCTCCGACGGCGGTTTTTCGATGACTTACGTGGGTGGCGGAATACAGACGCTTAACGGCAGATAAGAGGGCGGAACGTAACAAACATGCCGTGAAATACGGAAACCCTCATGCATAGGTGAGAGTCCTATGCCTCACGATTAATAAAGTGACAAGCGCCCGGAGGCTGGAGAGCCTGTTAGTCTGCCCGTAGCGCTTCACATATCAAACCCATTGAGCCTTGTCCTGTGAGGGTAATAGCCCGAGGACGCGAAGAGCCCCATTCCGGGGACAGGCGGATTAGCGGTAGCCGCATTTTATAAATTACCGCCTTAATATGCGGGGTTAGTGTAACGGATAGCTCATTCACGACAATGTGAAAGGTGGGGGTTCGAATCCCCTTCTCCGCTACCAACAATGCTTATCCCTCATTTTCGTTACGCCGAACCTCCCTAAAACATCCCGATGACATTAGACCTGCCGGCAAGGGTAAATGCCCCAGTAGGTGGGGATGTACACTCCTTGGGTGTTGATGCCAAGCACCTATGAACAAGGTTCGGATCGGCAGCGCATGCGGCCTGCGTCAGTAAATGGCCGTTTTAACTACCACTAGAAACGAGAACAATTGTTCGTGTATAATGAGAACACCAAATCAACAAAGGGTGATCTCGATGTCAGCAAGTAGCTTTGACCCAATCAATTCCCTAAGCAGCCATATCGCGATATTGACCATGGTCGAGGACATGAAGGATCAAGTCGCTAAGTCGACGTCACTATTGCAATTAGCGGCAAAGTCATTAGGGCGAGAATTAATGACGGAGCTGGAAGAGTCGCACGTAAGAATGAAAGCCAATAGAATGTGGGTATATGACGTTCCGATCGGCGAGCGCCAGTACCGATATTCGCTTCACGGCAATCGCCAAGAGTATGAAATACCGACGTCCGAACTTGTGTTTTACCGCAGGATGAAGATGGGAGATATCTTGAGGAAGAATGAGATGTCTTTGACCGAGGGGTGAAGATGATTATCAGCTCTATAGCGCGTGCACTCGCTACAGAGTTTTTTCGATGTTATCGACTTAGAAGAGTGATTGTTTGTCCCTGAATGCGGACACCGTCGGGTGATGATACATTAATTGCCCCATCGCCAACAAAATTCACTTTGGCAAAGATTGCTTGATCTTTCAGAACTAAAAGCTCTGACTCATCATTAATGGGTTTATAAAAGTTCACCTTAGAGCCGTTAGCGATAATTTTATACCCATGGAATTCATAAGTAGGATTCATTGTTTTTCACCTCTTTCCCGGAGTGCTTCTCCTGCAATTAATACTACCGCAAAGCCAGAAGGAAATACAGATAAATTGACCATAGGTGAAAACGTCTAAACCATAGGTGAATTTGTCTTGACAAATGAGAAAAACGAAGAAAATCAACACCAAGACAAACAAAAAGAGCCGGGGATGCTTTCCCTCGACTCAACTTTGACCGATGCTATCGGATTTGAGAATAGCATACAATCTGCACTAAAATATGTCAATTAATATCTTGGGAGCTGAAATGGCTAAAGAATGGTCGATTAAGTTCTATAACAGCAAGGCATGGAAGAAGTGCAGAGCAGCATACATCAAGAAGGTGTTTGGCTTATGCGAACGTTGCCCGGCGCCAGGGTATATTGTCCATCATAAGGTATATCTAACGCCGACCAATATAAACGATCCGGCGATATCGCTTAATCACGATCTACTCGAATACGTTTGTCAGGATTGCCATAACAAGGAACATCACGGCAGCCATGAGCCGGTGACGGCAGAGGGGCTTGCGTTTGATAGCGAGGGAAATCTGATACAGGTTGGTGATCGAATGTGGGGAGAAGAATAGATAAGCAAACGAACGGTAAATATGCCGTATGGTCCAGTGTAGTTGATGGGTATATCGCAATGGGGGCAACACCCGAAGAAATCGTTGAGATGTATGTTAAAGAAACGACAGAGGAAATAAAGCATTCGGTAAACAGGGAAGTAACAAAGGCGGATCAACGTGATGTAATACCATCAGACATCTCTATTTTCACTGAAATATGAAAATCAAGTCACTCAATCGAGTGGCTTTTTCTTTTGACCAAATTAAAAGGGGAAATGCATATGGCTGGATTGCAGGTCGAGGTGAAGATGACTGAACTTGACGTTGTTCAAGAACTATGTCAGGTACTCATTGATATGAGCAAGGATGAGCGTATACCCATCCCTGTTCGCGATGAAATGATGGATCGTGTTAACGGCATCTTGGAGCGGTGAAGTCGCTAAATAGGCGGCTTTTTCTTTTGTCCAAATTAAGCATAAGGGGGATGTTTGTATGACGATCGGCAGGGGGAACGGCAAGTCCCGTGCAACGCTCGATGAGTTTATAAAGCAGATGGGGGTTACTCCTGAAGCACGTGGCTGGATAGAGTTAAACAGAGAATCGATTGATGAACAGTTCAAGTTCTACATGGAAGCTAATAGGCATTGGGTGTTGAGCGTTGATCTAGCGAGTGGAGATGATGTAACAGTCTATCACTCACGTTAAAGGAGCGATTAAATGAATATCGGTGGTTATGGATGCTTAGATTGCGATTTCTCTATTATCGATAAACGAAACCTCGACGGGAAAAGTTGCCCGAAATGTAAAGGTCCAATGATGCCTATTCCTGAAAATCAATTAAATAAAGAAGATGGAGTGATTCGAATGAAGCCATATGACAGGAATGCTATGCAAGATAAGGTGCGGTACTTAGCTGAGTTACGGCATATGCTCGATACCGCTGCTCACAGCGAAGAAAGGAAAGAAATCGCCAAGCGAATTCAAACTGCATGCGACAGCATCGAGAAGGATCTAGGGTTGGGCGTAGTGAGTGGTATACCGCTAATGCTCGACCAGCACCCTGCTCTTCTGTTCGTTCAGGAGAAGGGCGGTCATTATGCAAAGGTCTATCAGGATGGCCAGCAACTGAAAGGCGTAAGGTCCATCACTATTCATGCAGCCGTGGGCGAGGCGACTACCCATGAGGTGGAGTATATAACAGGGTGTACTGCGGATAGGAGCGATAAGTAATATGTGGAACAAGTGGGCTAAGTGCTTAGGGTGTAGGGAGATAGTAGCCGATGCTCAGTTTAGTTCGAAGTTCTTCATGCCTATATGCCCTCACTGTGGGGCGCCTAACAATGTGGAGTTTGTAATAGCAAGGTCTGTATGGGTAGGTAAGTGGTATCTACCATGGACGTGGTACAGGGTAGCGTGGGAGGAGAGGTAGAGAGCGAATGAAGATATGCGAGCAATGCGATAACACTGTACCTGATGGATCGGGCGTTGTTGCTGCCTTCTTAGAAGAGGTATCGGTAGTGTTCTGCGATATATACCATTTCAACGTTTGGGCAGACGGTCAGACGGATTGGTGGGGTGGAAGACAGGACGCCACCGTTGTCCTAACCACGGATCAGGCCAAGCCCCCCCGGTCTGACCCAGACTAGGCTCCGGCTGAACACCGTTGTGCCCCATTCAAAGAACGCGCAGGGCTTGCGCATGACCCCCCTACCCCAAAGTGAGGTGATACGATGGAGGGCGATGAGGCCAAGCGGCTCGAGGAGCTAGCGAAGAAGAAGCGACAGCGGGATAAAAAGCGTAGGGTTTCGGCCGAAGAGAAGCGACTTCGGAAGAGTTACGAGAAGATTCCCGCCGAACAGATGGGGATCGCCAACGGATTAATTCGACGAGCTGCATTCATGCTCGTCTCGCTGGAAGATTACGAGGCGGACTTAGACGACCGCGGATATGTCGAACAGTTCACGCAATCCGAGAAGACTGCGGCGTATGAACGGGAGCGTCCGGTTGCCCGGCTCTACAATCAAATGAACCGGAACTATCAGCAGATCATCAAGCAACTTACCGACCTGATACCGAAAGGTGACGGAGAGGGCGGCGTGAAAAGTAATCCTAAAAGCGATGGATTCGACGAATGGACGAATAAGCGCGACGAATTGGCGAATAAGCGATGAGTGCGCTCAGAGTCGAATACCCATTAGCGTATAACCCCGTACTCGCCTATTGGACGCAGATCGAAAACGGACAGGTTGTTGTCGGAGATAAAGTCCGGAGGATTTACCGGAAGCTCGCTGCCAACGTTTACGATCAGAAGTCGGAATACGAATACAGTCCCGGCCACGCGAACCACGCCATCGAGTTTATTGAGAACTTCTGCAAGCACTCGAAAGGTAAATGGGGCGGTAAGCCGATCGATCTGGAGTTATGGCAACAGGCTTTTATAGCTGCCACTTTCGGATTCATCCATAAAATTGACGGGACCCGCAAATACCGCGAGGTCTTATTGGTCGTTGCCCGGAAGAACGGGAAATCGACCATAGCATCCGGTATCGGGCTTTACCTTCAGATCGCGGACGGCGAGCCTGGGGCGGAAGTATACGCATGCGCAACAAAGAAGGATCAAGCGAAACTCGTATGGCTCGAAGCGAAGCGAATGGTCAAGAAGTCGCCCGTCCTCCTCAGTCGCATAAAGCCGCTTGTTAGCGAGTTGGTATCTGACTGGAACGATAGCTCGTTTAAGCCGCTGGGAGCCGATAGCGAGACGCTGGATGGACTCAACGTGTCGGGCGCCCTACTTGATGAGATACACGCTTGGAAGGACAAGAACCTCTATGACGTAATCGTGGATGGTACGAGCTCGCGGGAGCAACCGCTAATCGTCATGATCACGACGGCCGGCACTGTTCGCGAAGCTGTCTACGACCAGAAGTATTCCGAGGCCGAAGATGTATTAAACGGTTTGGACGATCCGGAAGGCTACAAGGACGACCGGTTCCTCCCGATTATTTACGAGCTCGATGATCGGAAAGAATGGACGGATCCTGAATGCTGGCCGAAAGCTAATCCCGGTTTGGGCACGATCAAAAAGATCGATCAACTTCAAACCAAGGTCAATAAAGCCAAAGCCAATCCAATGCTGGTCAAGAATCTTCTAACCAAAGATTTTAATATCAGAGAGACTAGCGCTGAGGCTTGGTTGGTTTATGAGGATGCCAAAAACGATGCAACTTACGACATGGAATTCCTTCGTGGATCATACGCGGTTGGCGGCTCGGATTTGTCCAGCACAACTGATTTAAGTTGCGCTACATTGCTCGTTATGAAGCCTGGGGACGATAAAATTTATGCGCTGCAACAATATTTCCTTCCAGAGGAATTGATCGAGAAGCGCGTCAATGAGGATAAGATCCCCTACGATAGATACATCGATCGCGGTTGGTTAACAGCTTGTGCCGGGAATAAAGTGGACTATACCGATGTAACGGCATGGTTCTTGAAGATGTATAAGGAATTCGACATCACACCTGTATGGATTGGCTACGACCAATGGAATGCAAAGTACTGGGTCGACGAAATGCAAGGTCAAGGATTTACGATGGAGGTTGTCCGTCAGGGTGCTCAAACATTTAGCCAACCAATGAAGCAAATGGGCGCTGACTTAGCTGGCAAACGTATCAACTATAACAACAACCAGCTGACTCTCTGGAACCTAACAAACTGTTCTGTGCATCATGACACGAATGACAATATCAGGCCAATCAAAGGCAAAAACCAACGGGCTCGAATTGACGGGGCTGTTTCTTTGTTGATCGCCTATACGGTTCTGTATAACCGAATGAATGACTTCAAGGCTCTGATTTGAAGGGGGTGATAAATTGCAAAAACGGAGCATCTGGCAGAAGTGGTTTGGTAGTAAGGATCAAACTCCGACGGGCATGACTAGAATGCAGGTTATGAATGGATGGAGCCCAACATTCAGTGCCTTTGGTAATAATGCATATGCGAGCGATGTTGTGAGATCGACGATCCATGCCATTGCAACCAATGCGGCCAAATTGAAGCCGAGGCATATCCGCCGAACGGATGGGAATATCAAACTGCAGCATAGTATGCTTGAAAAGAAATTGTCTGTTCGACCTAACCCTCATATGAATGCGTATGACTTTTATTACAAAGTGGTCACGCAATTGTTTATGAGAAGCAATGCTTTCATCTTGATTCAGTCCGATAGCATGGGTATTACGGGGTTCTACCCGCTCACTCCTTCGACTGTTGAAACTTGGGAATACAAAGATGAAACATACCTGAAATTCAGGTTTTCAAATGGAAGGACATTGACACAACCTTATAGCCAAATTATCCACCTGCGCCGTTACTTCAACGAGGGGGATATGTTCGGAGAAAGCAACGATGTCGCCTTGCTTCCAACGCTCGAACTAATCAACACAACGAATCAGGGTATCATCAATGCAATTAAGTCTTCGGCGTTCCTTAGAGGTATTTTGAAATTTACATCCATGCTAAAGGATGCGGATATGGCAGCCGCAAGGGATAAATTCGTTTCTGAATACTTAGGCACAGATAATAACGGAGGCGTTGGCGCAACTGATGGCAAGTTCGAGTTTATCCCCACGCCGAACGAGCCAAAAATAGTCGATGCTAAACAGATGGCGTTGATTGAGCAAAAGGTTTATAAATTCTTCAACGTCAACGAAAAGATCGTAATGTCTATGTATAACGAGAACGAATGGAACGCTTTTTATGAATCAGTGATTGAACCCATAGGTTTACAACTGAGTTTGGAATTCACTTCCAAGCTTTTTTCTGTTGGGGAGAGAAATCACGGAGCCGAGATCATTTTCGAAGCTAACCGGCTGCAATATGCGAGTGTTACGACAAAGTTGGCCGTTATAGAAAAGCTCGTAGATCGCGGCTTAATGAATCGAAACGAGGGCCGGGAGATTTTTAACATGGGTCCGGTACCCGATGGAGAAAAGTATATCGTTTCTCTTAACTATATACAGGCTGACAAGGCCAATGAATATCAATTAGGCAAGACAGACCCAGCGCCGGATGAACCGGACGATCCGCCAGAAAAGGAGGCCGAGAACGAAGATGACATTGAAAGCTGAAGAACCGAAGCGTAAAGATCGCGAGTTCAGAGAGTTTCCGTTTGAAATCAGAACAGCCCTGAACGATGCCGGACAGGAAGAATTATACGCCGAGGGATATGCAGTAACCTTCAACGAACCTACTGTGCTTTGGGAGTACGATGGTATCGAATATAAAGAACAAATTGATGACCGGGCCTTCGACGAGGCGGATATGTCAGATGTGATTTTTAATTATAATCACGCTGGCAAGGTTATGGCCCGGACCAGAAATAAAACCTTGCAGTTGTCCACGGATAAAAAAGGATTGTTCATTCGTGCGCGGCTGGATGGCACCGAAGAAGGGCGGAAGATTTACGAGGAAATCAATGGCGGATACATCGACCGTATGAGTTTCGCTTTTACGGCCAGTGAGTCCGCTTATGATTCTGAGAATCGTATTCGAACCGTGCGCAAAGTCAAGAAGCTCTATGATGTCTCGGCTGTGGATATTCCGGCCTATGATACAACGTCAATTTCGGCCCGTTCTTACTTCGAACTGGAGAGAGAGAAGGAACAAGCGGCGGTGGCTGCTGAACAGCGGAAGAAATTGATATTACAGATGTACCTATAAAACATTATTGGAGGAATGAAGAACCATGGGTAAATTCATCAAAAAAGCATTTATGAAGATGGAATTGCAAACATTCTCCGCAACACCTGAAGTGCGTTTGGCAGAAATCGAGGCGCGTAAATCCGCTATCCGCACATTGTTAGAAGGCAATGGAGAAGTGGATCTCGATGCGCTGACGGCTGAGGTTCGTGCGCTTGATGAAGAAAAGTCAAAGATCGAGCAACGGAAAGCAGCTGCGGCATCTATTAACGTTGGAAATCCTCCTCCGGAAGCTCGCCAAGTCGGTGCTCCGTTAGATGTACAACCGGTCATTGATCCTAAAGCCGCCGACAAAGAAGTTCGTAAAAAACGCGGTGAGGCGCTTAAAGAGAATCGTTCCGTCACGGTTGCATCAACCGGCGTTATTTTGCCTCGTCACGATGCGAACGATATCCGTCCGACATTTAACCAAGTCTCCAGCCTTATCGACCGAGTGACAACTAAGCCACTCATTGGAGGCGAAAGCTACCGTCAGCCATACCTTAAAAGTTATGGTACCGGTGACTACACGGCAGAAGGTGTCGATTACACAACTGCCGAACCAGTATTCGATTCGGTAGCCATCAATAAATCGAAGGTTACTGCGTATGCCGAAGATTCCGAAGAGCTCCAAAAACTCCCGGCCGTTGATTACGATGCAGAAGTAATGAAAGGTATCACTGTTGCTTCTCGTAAAAAAATCACTCGTGAAATCTTGATCGGTGACGGTACGACTAATCACTTGGCGGGTATTTTCTCAGCCGCCGCTACTGCGATTGACGCAGCGACAGATGTTGGTATTTCTGCAATCGACAACAACACTCTCGAAGAAATTGTGTTTGGCTTCGGCGGGGATGAGGATGTCGAAGATGCCGCCGTTCTGATTCTTAATAAAAAGGATCTTAGGGCATTTGCAAAATTGCGTACAACTGACGGAAAAAAATTCCACACCATTGTAACGAACGGCAACACCGGAACAATTGATACTGTTCCTTTTATCATCAACAGCGCGTGTAAGCCGGTGAGCGTCGCTGCGACAACGGTTGGATCATTTGCTATGGCGTACGGGCCACTATCCAATTACTTGCTCACTGTATTCTCTGACATTGACGTTCAACGTTCGACTGATTACAAATTCAAACAGGGTATGATTGCTCACCGTAGCGCTGTGTTTGTTGGCGGCAATGTTGCTTCGGCTAACGGGTTCCTACGCGTGAAGAAAGTCGCGGCGGTGTAATCTATGATAAAACAATTTACAGGCGCAGTAGTCGTGGAGTTTCAATGTAAAGTGACGGGTCAATTTTATCGTGTTGGTAGCGAGTATGTGTCTGATGAGGAACGCATTCAGTTTCTTAACGACGAAGGATATGTTGAGGGGGCGACTGAGGTCGCTCCACTCGCTGATCCGGATCATGATGATTCGGACGACGACCTGGACACCGATCTTAAGCATGTTGGCGGAGGTTATTACGAGCTTCCGAACGGTGAGAAGGTCCGGGGAAAACCAGAGGCCCTGAAGCGACTTGCGGAAATCGACTTTCGTAAAGGCGGCGGCCAGTAGGGGTGGCAAATGTCCTTAACTTCAGACATGAAGGGATTGCTTCGGATAAGCGCCTCAACTACGGCGTTTGATACCGAGATCGAGGATCTTATAGCAGCAGCTCAGAACGACTTAATATTAGCCGGTGTTCTGGCGGCGAAAGCGGTAGATGACACGGACCCGTTAATCAAGCGGGCCGTGTCTTCTTACGTTAAGGCTAATTTCGGATTAGACAATCCGGATGCTGAGAAGTTCCAAAAATCGTATGACTCGCTAAAAGCCCACCTTACGTTGTCGCAGGAATACACGGAAGGTGGCGCCTGATGCTGTGGCGGGATGTGGTTGGTCTGATAGCAGTCACCAAGTCGCGCGATGCATACGGCGAAGAGACGGACGCCGATAGTGATCCGCGGGAAGTCATTGCGAACAAGAAGTCAGTCAGACAGACGGAGTTCTACCAAGCGGCAGCCGTTGGAATCAAGCCTGAGATTGTTTTCGAGGTTCAATCGATTGAGTACCGCGACGAGCCAAAGTTGGTGAATGAGGGCACCGTCTACCAGATCATTCGTACCTTCTCCAAAAATGGCGAACGGCTCGAGCTTATCTGCTCTCGGTTTCCAATGGAGGGATGATATGTGGCTCGAATTGATGTACAGGGTGTCAGGGAACTCGTTAGGGCAATGAGGCGCCTCGGCAAAGTTCCGCAAAAGGTTGCGAACCGTGCGGCTCGAGCTGGCGCGACGATCGCGTATAAGTCCGCCAAGCTAAAAGCGCCGGAGGACACGGGCGAACTCAGGAAGGGAATCATCCTCAAAGGCGAGCGTCGTTCCAAACCCGGCAAAAAAATGTACGGGATTATGTTGGATCCTGCAAAGAATCATATTTTCGTGAAGGTATCCGAAGAGGGCAAGCGATCGTACTATCCCGCCTCTCAGGAATATGGTTATATGCTCGCAAACGGCGGTTTCCACCCTGGCGCTCATTATCTTCGGGATTCGATCGACGAAAATCGAAGAGCTATTGAAGAAAGAGTTGTCGAGATTGCCCTTAAAGAAGTCGATAAGGCGTGGAACGAGAGGTGATGGGTTATGAATTTCGAACAAGCGATGACGGCGGAGTTCGAAACCATCCCCCCGCTCGCTGGAAAAGTGTTTCCGCTTGCCGCCCCGGGGAAAGAAGCGCCGTATCTGGTTTATATTTCAGGCGACGGCATGCCGGATAAGGACTTGGGAGGCTATCGGGACACCAAGACGGTGAGCGTGGAGCTTAATCTGATTACGAAGACGTACGCGAGCCTGAAAGCTATAACCCCTCTCATCACCGAGGTTCTAAGAAGTTTTCAGTTTCGCTCAATCGGAACGGACGGGCCATACATCAGAGAAATCACATACGAGGAACCGGTTGAGTTGTACGAAAGCATTACGAAATTGGAACGATGCATTATTAATTTCAAAGCCTATTTGTAGGGGAGGAATTAGCGAGTGGCACAAAGAGCGTTAGGCACTTATATTCAAATCGGCGCCAACTCCATCGCGGAGCTTACTTCAATCGGTGGACCCGAATTGTCTGCCGAGACAATAGACGTCACGAACCTTTCAAGCTCGGGTGGGTATCGCGAGTTTATAGGCGGATTTAAGGACGGCGGCGAGGTCAGCTTATCGGGCCATTTCAATGTGCAAGACACAAACGGTCAAATGGCCATGTACGCCGCCTTCCAAGCGGGAACAACCGACTCATACACGATCGTTTACCCCGCAGGCGGATCATGGACTTTTAACGGCGTTGTTACAGGATTCTCAACAGGTTCCGAACTCGAAGATACGGTTTCCTTCGAGGGAACTATCAAGGTGTCGGGCTCGCCGTCGCTGGGTATTACGCAGAGTGCGGGACTCTCTGCCTTGGCACTTACGGGTGCAGGTGGTGCTATCTCTCCTGCCTTCTCAACCAGTAACAGAAGCTACAGCTTCGGGGGAGTTACCGCCACAAGCGTTACTGTGACGGCCACAGCCGCTTCACATTCGTTGAGACTCTACGTCGACGGTGTATATTCTCAGGATCTTGTTTCGGGAAGCCCATCGGCGGCAATACCATTGGCGATTAACGTTGGTAAGAAGCTAACCATTCTTGCGAACGAAATCGGCAAGGCGCAAAAGGTTTATGAAGTTGTCGTGATTAAAACCGCGTAAGGAATCAAAAAACCAAAAGGCCGGGGCTGTTGCTCCGGTCTATTTCCATTGGAGGAAAGAATCATGAGCGACAACAACGATGTAGTTATTGTGAATCTCGACAGACCGCGCGAACTGCGGTTTGGACATAAAGCACTTAAGCGATTCGCGTCAAGTTCCGGCAAGGATCTGGATCAGTTGGGGGACGAAGAATTCGATGCCGCTCAAATAGAAGAAATCTATTTCTTTGGCCTGCAACGCGACGCTATCGCCAACAACGAAACCCTAACTATGGATCAAATGGAGGACATCCTTGATTGTGCGCCAAGCATGGGGTATCTCATTTCGAAAATAAATGAGGCCATGCAGAAGGCAATGGGAGGATTCTCGGGAAACGGACAGCCGGCGGGGAAGCCGGGGAATTAGCCGAATCAAAGCCGTGGGACTGGCAGGAGTCGTTAAAGTCCGCGATCGGGATAGGCATATCGATTAAGGATTATGACGAGATGACTCCACACGAGCTTGTACTTCATATCCACGCTCACATTGAACGCGAACGCCTGCTGCAAAATCAGCAGATGACCATGGCTTATTTGACTGCGAAGTTGGGTCGCGTTAAAAAAATGCCAGACCTAAAGAAATTGTTAGAAGACGAACCGCAATCCAAGGAGCAAACGCCAGAGGATATGTGGTCAAAAATGATCGAGCTGAATGCGAAGTTCGGCGGGACGACTTACTAGGAAAGGAGAGACGATATGGGCGTAGTAAGGAATCTAATGGTCAGGGCCGGGGCTGACTTTTCAGCTATGCGAAGAGAGATGGCGAGAGCAACGGACGCCGTTGATAAATTTCAAATAGGTATTACAAGATCGATGAGACTGGTTGGCGTGGCTCTGGCTGGCCTTTCAGCTGGCGTTGGAATCAAGCAGGCCGCCGACGATGCAATAAAGTTCGAGGCTGCCTTACAGCAAGTTAATAGAATGCTTGGTTCCAGTGGTCAGGAGTTTGAAAAGTGGGCAAACGAGAGTGCAATAGCATTCAATATGTCCCGAAGTGAAGCAGTGCGTTACGGCGCCATCTATGCCAACTTGATCAGCACATTCACGAAAGATACGAAAACGGCAATGTTGCAAACCCAGGCTTTGCTTAAAGCATCTGCAATAATATCCGGCGCAACTGGTCGAGACATGGAAGACGTTATGTTCCGGATCCGTTCTGGTATGCTCGGAAATACGGAAGCAATCGAGGATTTAGGCGTAAACGTCAACGTCGCGATGCTGGAATCCACGGATGCGTTCAGAAGATTCGCCAACGGCAAATCGTGGGATCAGCTTAGCTTCCAAGTACAGCAACAGATTCGGTTGTTCGGGATATTAGAACAAACCACATTTAAGTACGGCGATACAATTGCGGACAATACAGCCTCAAAGCTAGGGGCATTTACAGCTCAGTTGAAAAACGTAAAGCTCAGTTTAGGTGAAGCCTTCCTTCCAATCATTAATTCTGTTTTGCCGTCCCTCACTCGCCTAGCCGAATCACTCTCAAGGGTGATGGTTATAGTTGCGCAATTTACTTCAGTCTTATTCGGCTATGAAATGAAGAAACAAGCATCGTCTACAGCATTGCAAACCGGAGCGATTGGTGATTTAGGCGACGCTTATACAAAAGCAGGTAAAGCAGCCTCGCGGAGTGTAGCTGGATTTGACGAGGTAAATAACTTAGCGGAATCCTCGGGCGACGGAGTTGGTGGGGGTTCTGCTCCAGCCTTACCTTCTTTTGACACGGGTGGTATGGACGGACTAAATGAAGTGGGAGCTAAAACCCAAGAAATATCCGCGAAAGTTAGAGAAGCAGCCGAAAAAGTCAGGGAAACATACGAAAAAATCAAGAAAGCGGTCAATGACCTCTGGGATGACATGCGCCCTTTTTCTCAATGGTTGGGCGGCGAGTATAAGCGGAATTGGGGGATACTCGGAGACACCCTCGAATGGATTTGGAAGAACATAACGATACCGCTTGGAAACGCTGAGCTATGGCTTTGGCGAGAGGTCTTGGAACCATTCGGCAAGTGGTTAAAGGACTACTATATTGGTTTCTGGGGTGGCGTGGGAGACGCCATGGCTTGGGTTTGGAATAATGTCACGATACCAATCGGAAATGCATTTAAGTGGCTTTGGACCGATGTGATGGTTCCGTTCGGAAAATTCCTAGGCGAGAAGTTCGTTGCTGCTTGGAACGCCGTTAAAGAATCTGGCAAAAAGCTTTGGGAAGATGTGCTTAAACCTTTCGGCGCGTGGCTAGGTAATGTTTTCATTGAAACATGGTCTCTTCTCAAAGGAAAAATTGACTCGTTAAAAACGAACACACTGATTCCGCTAGGTGAAGCGCTCAAGAAGATATGGAATGAAACATTGGTTCCCTTCGGAAATTATCTAAAGGATAAGTTCACCTTGGCATGGGATGCAGTAGGCAAAGCGGCAGGGAGAATGAAGACCGCAATTATAAATACGTGGAACGATCTTAAGACGGAAACGGGCGAAAAGTTAAGTGCGCTCAAAACGTTTATCGGCGAGAAATGGGATGCGATTGTAAGCATCGATTTTAGCGGAATGAAAACAGCTATCGTAAATGTCTGGGAGGACATTAAAACCTCTACACGTAACATCTGGGACTCTATTGCAAATGGAATTAAAGACACCATCAACACAGTTATTCATTCGATAAATGGGTTTATCAGCAAAGTGAACGGGATCGAAATTAAAGTACCGACTGTTGACATTCCTCTGGTTGGGAAAGTTGGTGGATTCAGCATTGGAATGCCGAATATTCCGAGTATACCAGCCCTTGCAAAAGGCGGCATAACAAGTGGACCCATGCTTGCCATGATCGGGGACAATCCAGGCGGTGAAGAAGTAGTGTCACCGTTGTCCGACTTAAATGCGATGATCCAATCCGCGGTGCTCGTGGCTCAATCGGGGGGCAACCAGAACCAACGATCGCAAGGAGACATCGTTCTGCAAATAGACGGCATTACATTTGCACGTATTATGAATGCTTACAATGCAAAAGAGAGTACTCGGATCGGCGGTTCAATGTTGAAAACGACATAGGAGGGGTCGGATTGGATCATCTATTGATCATAAACGAGATTGAAATGCCGCCCCCTTCGTCATTGGTTCCGAGTCAAGAAGATATAGGCAAGTGGGAACGGAATGCAAGAGGGACGATGATCGGCGAGATTATTACCACTAAAGCTAAAATAGAAACCACTTGGATATTTCTTATGCCGGATCAGTTATCGCTAATTCTTACAACTATCAAACCGACATTCTTCAGCGTTACTTATATAGATCCAGTTGAAAATCAGCTGAGAACGGGAACGTTTTACAAAGGAGCCAGGACAACGCCGGTTATGGATTACATTAATGGCGTGTTGCGCTATAAAGATGTAAAAGTAAATTTCATTGAGAGGTAGGTAGGGCGCATGTATCCAACAACGCAATTGTATAAGGATGCGGTTTATGCGCCAACTCGCCGAGTTTCCGCCAGGGTCACCTTCGACATTAGCGATGTCACAGCAGCGGATGATGTATCGAGCATTCTTACCACCACAGAGCTCCCATCGATTAGCCAGAAGGCGCAAATAAACAGCAACATCAGAGAAGCAAAGATCAATCTCGCGACACTCGAACAGGACCGCTTCCGGTTGGACGGTTCTTTTTCATTTGCCGATGATGTTACGCCGTCGAATAACGGCGAGGTCGGCTATGTCAGTTCGTCATTATGCAGCCCGGACGGCACCTTCTCAAGTCCCCCAACAATTACGGTTAACTTCGGATCGATCCACTCTAGCGCAGGGTTAACGGTAACGTTCGACACGTTGAATAACGAATATGCTGCCGACTTTAACCTTAGCGCGTACAACGCTTCCGGTTTGCTGATTGACAGCGCCAATGTGACAGGAAACACCGAATCACGGCGAGCCTTTCTCGGTCAGTTCTTGAATTACAAAAAGGTTGTTCTGACCATTACAAAATGGAATGTAGGCAACAGACGCGCGCGTGTATTAGAACTCGATTTCGGCTTTCTTATCACATACACCGACGACACTCTAATCTCGTTTAACCTCATTGAAGAAATGGACATGACAGGCGGCCAACTACCTTCGCCAGAGTTTCGCTTCACAGTAGACAACTCTGACAGGGTGTTCAATATCCTAAACCCAACGGGGTTCTACAAATACCTCCAGCAACGTCAGCAGGTCATTGCAGAGTTAGGGGTAGAGCTCGAGGATGGGAAAACAGAGTATGTGCCGCTTGGTAACTACATGCTCTGGGAATGGGTGAGCGAGCAAGGTTCATTAACCGCGACGTTTACGACCAGAACAAATCTCGACCTGATGGTGAATTTCACTTATGAGCGTTTGACCGCGAGCCCCAAGTCATTGCATGCGTTGGCCGTTCAGACTTTCGCGCAATGCAATATTACAAATTACAGTATTGATCCGGCGCTGCTGTCCATTACAACAAATTCACTCGCGAAAGAGACGGATTGCAGATCGTTATTACAAATGATCGCAATAGCCGGCCGTTGCAATATCTATGTTTCTCGGGAGAATGTAATCACGCTCAAACAGGTACCGCAAAGCGGAGTCGTTGACGATGTGACATTCGACAACACCTATGAAGAGCCTAAGATTGAGTTGGAGCGGGTCGTGAAGCGGGTCGAAGTTAACTACTGGACGGATATTGAAACATCCGTAACAGAGGCGGTGAACGCTTCAGGAGTAGAGATAGGCGACACGCTTAAACTCGAGGAAAACACGCTTATAAATACATCTGCCGTCGCATTGGCCGTTGCGAACTGGATAATGGGGCAAAAGCAGAACCGGGCCAAGTATAGTATTAATTGGCGCGGAAATCCGGTGCACGAGCTCGCGGATTCAATTGCAATCGAGAACAGCTTCGGAGCCAACATGGATGCGAGGATCACAAAGACGGAGTTAACATACGAAGGATATCTGCAAGCCCGTACAGAGGCGATGGGGGCGGTCAATTAATGATCTCGCAAAGGGAATATTGGCCGCTCACCGGGTTAGTCCCCGAAGTGGATTACGAGGATGAATCATTCAATCTCGACGCTAAAAGTGCACTGTATTTAATTCTCTTGTTGGGCATTCCAATCAAAACGATTACTAATGCTGAATCAAGAGACATAACGATCACGATGAAGCATTCAGAAGAGGTCGTGATAAGGAGGCGCGAGAATTGAGCTATTCAGTGTACCGCAGAAATAGCCTTTTGCTGGAGCTAACGATAAAGGATGAAGATGATGTTGCTGTCGACGTAGCTGGCTGCAGCATCTTTTTTTTGGTGTCAGATACCATTGTCAAGACAATCGAAAACGGGATTGTTATTACGAATCCCGAGCAAGGTGCAATTGAGGTTAGATTAAGCGGCGACGACACGAATATCGAGCCGGGCAGATATCCATGCGAGCTAATGATCATTGACGCAGTTGGTAACCGCTGGAGCAAGCTTACTTATTTCGAAGTGATAAAAAATATTTCGTACCCCATCAATAACTAAAACGAAAGGTGTGAGAGCATGGCGTTCATTACGCTTAACGACCTTTATGATAAATGGAAAAAGGTAGCTGATTGGGTTAGTGGAACCGACGCGATATCAACTCCAAAGGTTGTGCTTGCGGGTAGCCAGGTCACGGACATTGTTTTCCATAATGCTGCCACAACTGCCGTGAACGGAACAACTCTAGCTGTTGGAGGCGCGAAATCGTTAACCATTGAAGTTAACGGGACTAGTACTAGTAGAACAATTATTTTCGAAGGGGCTATTACTAGCGGTGCATGGTGCGCAATCCAAGGCGTCAAGATGCAAGATTTATCCATAGCGTCGCAGACAACGGGAAAAGACGAGATATGGCAATTCGATGTAACTGGTCTTGTATTTTTCAGAGCTCGGATATCCGCAATTGCCGGAGGCAGCATCACAGTCAAAGGAAAGATAGTGGCTTAATGTGTCTGTCTTGCTCACAGAAAGGCGGGTGACACCGTGAGAGAATATGATGCGCTCTGGAACACTTATACTGGCGGAGATTCAGCAGACCAACTCGATTCAACCACATCGTATGATGATTCTATGGGCGGTGAAGTGTTTTGGGACAACTGGATGGATTCTTCCCTGATATGGTACACGCCAAAGGTGGATTGGGCGCCGTCGGATACTATTAATTCAGATGACTTTAACGCCATCGAGGTAAACACGAGCACGATCCTCACCTTCCTCGAAAGCATTCAATACCCAATGCCGGAGTTGACTACGGTCACGAACCGGACTCAAGCGAGCATTGACTTCCTTACGGGTATAAACCGTATCGAACAGAACCTAGAAGCCATTCATTCCAATTTTGTTCATCCGAATGGTTATCTAGGGTCCAAAACATGGACGAGCGGAAAAGGCTTTACTGATGCGGATGCTAGCAGGTTGGAACGGAATATCATGCAACTCTTCGAATACGGTCAGCTTGTCGTTGACAGCTTCCGCTATTGCGGTACTTTCTATTGCGGAGAAGGATGGGGGAGGTTATAGATGGCATATACAAAGACGAATTGGCTTGACCGCATAGTTGAATTCGCGAACCGTTACACAAAGAGCGGCGAAACATCGACAGAAGTTACGCTTATCCAGTCTCCCGGAACTGTCACGCAAACAGGTACTCTAAATAGTGCAGCCTTGTTCAACAAGATGGAGCAAGGTATCGCGGATGTTCATGATGCCGCGGATGCCCATATAGTAGCAACAACCGGAATTCACGGGGCAACGACAGCGGCATCGGCTAACCGGATCGTTCAGCGAGACGGAAATGGAGATATAACGGGAAGACGATTTATATCCGGAGTCGCAGACGGAACTGCTCCGATGTCAGTAACATCTAGAACGGTTGTCCCGAATCTTGGCTCAGACACAGTGGATGGCATACATTTCCGTACGATTAACGGTTATGTCGAATATGACGACGGAAGTGGGTGGAAACCAGTGGGAGGTATTAAAAGCGTTCAAAGAGGGGTTGTAACGTCGCCCGGCAATACAGGTACTATAAATGTACCAATAAGTGCGGTCAATATGGCAAAGGCTTATATTAATTTTCCTAACATCTATACAGGTGATGGCACTGCTATCAGAGCAGTTTTATCATCCTCAACAAATCTACAAATTACCAGACAATATTCTCAAACAACACCCTTAGACTTATCTTGGGAAGTCATAGAGTCTTACTAGTGAGGTGAAGTGATAATGTACAAGTATGCACAAATAAATGAGAACGGAATGTGCTTCGGCTTGTCTGAAATATCAGGCGAAGTAGACAACCCTTTTATGATTTTACTGATTGATGAAGACATTAGACTCGGAGATATCTTCTTGGAAGGTATTTGGACTAGATATGATCCGGAGCCTGAGCCAATACCGGAACCGGAACCGACGGCAGAACAGATCCGGATCGAGCAGCTTGAAGCCGACAACGCGGCGCTATGGTACGAGAACATGATTCAATCCGCTAAAGTCGAAGCAAATGAAACGGAAGTTTCCGCACTGTGGTACGAAGTCATGATGCTGGGAGGCGTTTAGAATGGCGTGGTTCAATCGAATCAAGAAGTTTTACGACGCGGAGCTTTGGACAAAAGGAATGGTTGCAGACGGAGTGATCGTTGGTAAGATCACAGCCGAGCAATATGAGACGATCACAGGCGATGCATATGAAGCTTCCGCATAAGCGCGGGGCTTTTTTTATTAGCTCCGAAAAGCGATGGAGAAAGGATGCGGGGCAATGGATTTATTAACCTTAGGTGCAAGTAAAAAATACACCGATTCCAAGCTGGATGCATTACCAGCAACATCGATAGTTGAGGATTCAGAGCATCGCTTTGTTACCGACGTAGAAATAGCCACTTGGAATGCTGGTGGTGGCAGTGGTCCCGGCACCGGAGACATGCTTAAAGCTATTTATGACTCCAATAATAATGGCGTAGTTGACCAAGCAGCGAAGTTACAAACAGCTCGCACAATCACTCTGACTGGTGATGCAAGCGGTTCTGTTAGCTTTGATGGTTCGGCAAATGCAAGTATAACTGTGGTAGTTGCTGATGATAGCCATGTTCATACGGCATCAACAATAACGGAAGATTCTACTCATCGGTTTGTAACAGACGCCGAAAAGGCTACATGGAATGCCGGTGGCGGAGGCGGAGGGATAACAATTGTCTCCAATATCTCTTTACTGCCAACTCCAAGCGCGACCTATCGAGGAAGGGAGTATCTAGTACAAGGGGCAGCGAATGTTTGGGAAGTAAACTCCCTTACGATTAACAATCCCTGTACGACATCCGGCAATGTAACAATTACTCTGGACGGAGTAGCAAAGACAGTTGCGCTTACAACGGCTCAGAATACGGCGACTCTTGTTGCGACTGCGATTCGCGCTGCTTCGTTTCCCGGGTGGATAACCGGAGGATCCGGAACAACCGTTACTTTCACGGCAACATTGACCACTGTGGGTAACAAAACCAACGGGGTATACTCAGCAGGATCAACGGGCGCAACTTCAACGGCAGGAATGACGACACCTATTACAGGAGTAGCGGCTTCACCGGATACGCATTATATTTGCGTGAAAATGGGAGACGACACTTATGGATGGCGTCGCCTGCACGATATCGTCATTAATGTCGGTGATTACGGCGCCAAGTTTGATGGTGTTACCGATGACACATCGTCGATAAAACGTGCTGTTAACGCACTGAAATTCGACACCGTAGAGTTAGGTGGCTATATCCGAAATAGACGTCTTGTCTTCCCAGCCGGCGTATATAAGATAACGGACGAGATCATCATTCCGTTTATGACAGGGTTCATCATTGAGGGTGAGTCAAGAGGCTCTACGTGGATTGTTCAGTATACTGCCAACAAACCCATCTTTACTTTCAGCGTGGCCCTTACGCATTCATGGGAAGTGCGAGACTTGTCTTTAAGCTACAATTCAGTACAACCCGTTACGAATACTAGAGCAGTTCATATCTTCTTCGAAGCGGGGGCGGCAGACGGCTTTTTCGAAATGAATATCGAGAACGTTACATTTTACGGTGGGTATTATGCTATCGCAATAAATCGCGCTATCCAGTTAGCAGTATGGGGCTTTACTGCTCGAAAATGTAGCTTTTGGGATCAGTCGGGAGGCACCATTCAACTCTGTCCTGAAATTGCCGTAGGACAGCCTATCATAAAGTTAGAAGATCTATATATCCGCGCTGATTTACAAACGGAGCGTTGCATATTCATAGGCTACTGCGACTCGGTATTGCTTGATTCTGTGGAGATTAACAAAGGTAATTTTGGGCCCGGATATCCACAAATTGAGATTACAGGATGTTACAACGTCACGATGCTCAACTGTCGAGCCGAACAATCAACCATAAATACAGGCGGAGGCAATTACTTCTTTTGGAATTTTTCAAACTCCACTGTTGACATCATAGGATGCACGATTACGAACATTCCGATAAGCGGGGGTGGCTCAACGTTCCTTGTGAACTGCAACTCGCCAGATGGTCTGGCATCACCGACAACCGGAAAGCTTATGGTGAACGGGCTAATAGCGGATGCCGCACTTCTCAATGGCGGTAATGTGTATGCAACAAAAGCAGATGATTTCATTTGTGCAGCTGGCTTGCGCGTATTCTCTCCAGTACAACGTTACGATTCATCGTGGACACCTAGAATTGATGCCGATAGAGCGCAAAGAATGCAATCCGTGGATGCGCCAGACGCTAACGTTGTGCTCGTTGCATCTGACTTACCATACCGCAAGCACAATCAATTAACGGCAAACCGCACGGTTACACTCCCGTCGACAGGTTTATTTGATGGCTTGGAGTTTACGATCCTTAAGCATAATAAAGCGGCGTTCACTTTGACGGTCATTGACCCGATCGACGGAACAAATACAGTGCTCGCGATAAATACTAGGGGTTCCGTTACTTACCGTGTTTTCCAAAATCTTAAATGGCATATCGTTGGGTACTCCCCGAACATGCCTTAAACCAGCCTCGCAGTCGCGGGGCTATTTCTATTGGAGGTGGGGCGGGTGGATACGGCGGTTTGGTTGGCGGGTATATCAGTGATTGCGGCCATTAGCGGGATAGTGTTGGGTTGGTCAGGTCGCTCTCGTACAATACGTCAGGATGTGGCAGTAGAGGCTCGTCAGAATGCCACTCTCCAAACGGATGTTGAATACATCAAACGCGGCGTTGATGATATGCGCGTTGAACAACGAGTACAGGGTCAAAGGTTCGACGCTCTTTCCGAGCGAGTAACAAGGGTTGAAGAGTCGTCTAAACAAGCGCACAAGCGTCTAGATAAGCTCGAAGAATAAAATTATAAAAACGGAGGTTGATGGTTTTGGAAATATTACAACCGTATATTGATGGCATCGTGGGAGCCCTTGTCGGGCTCCTTGTTACGTTTGTGCTGGGAGTTATCGCATCGCTCAGGGTCAAGATTACCGCTTGGCTAGAGAGCCGCACAAACCTACAGCAACGCGAGATATTACATCGGCTGGCACAAGAAGGAATGGCATATGCTGAGTCGGTTTATAAGGAGTACGGAGGAGATAGGAAGTTAAAAGAGGCACTTGCGTATCTCTTAGATCGTGCAAGTGATTATGGAATTGAAGTTGGCAAGGATGCAATCAGAGCCGCCATTGAAAAAGCGGTGCTCGACTACAATGCCAAAGTTAAGGAGAAGGCCAAATGATTAAACATACTCGCGTTCGAGTAAAAGCCAATAAGCTTGAAGAGGGGCCGCTGGACTATAGCGGTTCTTTTTCTAAGGCAAATGGGTGGACAGATATCCGGGTCCTAGATATCCCGCCTGCAGCTGTCATTCAGACGGAGCTCGTAATTGCGAAAGGCAAAGCTGCTTCCGCGATATTGGCCGACCTCGTGAAAAAACATGGCGGTAACTGGATTGTCGTGAATGCCCCATTTTTCAATGAAGCAAACGGTTCGTTGCTGGGAAAGACGTTTCAAATGGGTAAAATCATCTTTTCGGATGTAGCGGGAAAAACGGAACAGCGTCCGCATTTTTACCGGAAAGACGGACGCTTCGGGATTGGTCGGCAAGAGAGCCCGGAGGGGCTGGATTGGGGCGTCGTTGTTGTCCCGACTATAACCGAAGGTGGAAAAGCCTTAAGTGCGCTACGGACTCAGGAAAAGACGCCTGCGGATGTCGCCGCCGTCCAATCTCGCATTGTGTTCGGCACGAACGCGGACGGCACGTTAGGCATTCTTCTTGTCGACGGCAGAGGCGAAACCGATCGCGGTCTTAGTGCGCTGGAGTCGGGCGTCGCGGCGGAACATTTCGGATATGTTAACTCAGCTAGTGGAGACGGGGGCGGATCGGCTACACTCGCAACGAATAACCAACAGCTACTCGATGCACTGGATATCAAGCGTGATTACCACGTCGCCGATATGAGTGAAAAGCAAGTCCAACGTAACATCCATCATGGAATTGCAATTAAGTTCGATCCCGCCGTTCTATTTCCGGTTAAAAAGGCTTTATTCGGAATCGATTGCGCGAAGCCTTTAACGGCAGCAACGGCAAAGGCGGTAGCAGAGAAAGGCGCCAAGTTCGCCGTTCGGTATCTGGTACCGGAAACTTATGCTTGGAAACGGCTAACCCGGAAAGAAGTAGTTGCGATCGAAGATGCTGGTTTGCGCCTAGCATCTGTGTTTCAGCTTACCACCAATCGCCCGGCTGGCGGTGCTGCAAACGGTAAAGTCGACGGCAAAGCGGCACTTGCCGAAGCTAAAGCAATCGCCCAACCAACGGGATCCGCGATCTTCATGGCCGTTGATTACGACGTACAAGCAAAGGACTACGATGCAATCGAGACTTATTTGAGGGCGGCACAAGCGGAGCTCCAAGGATATCAAGTCGGCGTTTACGGCCATTATGAAGTGATCGAGGAAATGGCTAACCGCGATGCTTGTCAATATTATTGGCAGACCTACGCTTGGAGCGACGGAAAGAAAAGCCAGCATGCGGACATGTGGCAGTACAAGAACAGCACATCTTTAGGCGGAGTTGATGTCGACTTCAACGAAGCTTATGCAGAAGGGTTGTTCTGGAACGGGAAGGAGGAAGAGGAAGTGAAAGTGGAGATAAATGTCATTGTGAATGGAGTAAAGGTACCGAGTGGATATGTAGAGAATGGCGTAACCTTTACACCAGCTCGAGCGGTCGCCGAAGCTTTAGGGGCAAAAGTTAAATGGGATAAGGATAGTAATACTGTGTTTATCGATAAGGATTAATGAAATCCCCGCCTTGGCCCAAGTGGGTCAGAGCGGGGATTATTTTTATTCTAGGGTGATTTCTGTTTCTGTGTCTTCCGCAACAGTATCGAAGTTCGCGTCTATCACATATTTAATGAGCAACCTTATATTTTTAACTTCCTCGAGCGTACTGTTTTTAACCTCATACGCAATTTGCCCCTTTTTTATTACCTTCCCATTGAAATCGGAAGAAATTCGATCCTCTGTCATTAATCCACTCTCGATTTGCTCCTTCGTGTTCAAAACTAGCTGAGTTTGATCTACATACCAAGTCAATTTATCCGTAGAGGTATTTTCTACAGTGACATCAAAGACTAAAGCATTGTGGCTCGCAGATTCAAAAGAGTACTGCTTGTAAGCAGGGTCTAACGTAACCTTTGATATTTTTAGAATCATTGGTCCGCTATTGACTGTTACGTCGACATTGTAGGACTTTGGTTTTGATGCCGGGCTGCTTGATGTTTCAGAGCCCGAACCTGTAATTCTAACAGTGTTAGTGGAAGCGTCAAAATTAACCTTTGCTCCTAGCATGTCGGCTGCAGCTCTAAGTGGAACATAGGTCACTCCTTTGATAACAATCGGATCAACTGTGGATGTTTTTCCGTTTACAATCACCTTCATTTTTGTTGCAGCGAAAGCTCCGAAAGAAACGGATGAGATTAGTACTAAAACAATGATCAGCGATAAGACAATCTTTCTTTTCATTTGTAATTTCCCCATTTAATATGATCCCCATCGGCTGGGGTATTTGCTGAAATTCTGGTAATCCTAATATAGCATATCCTACCAGAAAGCATCTTCTTCAACATCGATCCTCGATAAACGTCTAGCCGCCTCTACCAATGCCCTCTTTGTAATTCCCCGCAACACCGGATCATCCTCGTTGCACGCTTTAGATACCGTGTCTTTGTTAATGCCAGCTAGTTTACACACTTCGGACTGGTCTATTTTATTGTCATCTAAAAACCTCCCATACTTGCTTCTCTTCTTACCTATTCCATACATATTGGCACTCCTCGTCCGAGATTCTGATTTATATCAGTTTGGACGAGAATCTATAAAAAGATACAAGCTAGAGTCATAGAAATCGGAAAGTTAACCAAGCAATCGCCATATTCTCTCAACATAACCCGTTATGCACGGGTAGCAACTACATGATAACCACGAGAGGAGTTAACTACAGAATGGCAATGAAGAGAAAGCCGGTAGTGTTTAACCCTGATGATCCATTTCAAATGAAATTGTTGGAGTATGCGGAAAGTCAAACGAACTACTCGTCCTACATCAAACGTCTGATTCAGCGCGATATGGAGGCTTCAGATTCGCCGTCATCTTCACAGTTCCCATCCAATGCCAACAACGAACCTGAGACAGTATGGATCTCATTGACGGCGAAAGGAGCGCGGTTCATCAAGAAATGACAGCAAAAGGGAGCGAGGTTTTCCGCCGTCGCTCCCAAGCGCGATCGCGAAGGCGACCGCTTTACCCCCAGCGTATGCAACCGGGCATGTCTATAATGCGTGTCCGCGTAGTCGGCTGAAAATTATATGCCGCTAGCGAACCAGCCGACTACTCCACCAACAATCAATCCAATAAAGAAGGACATTGTCTCGACCTCATTTCCGGTTTTTATAACTAATCATGTCCTCGATCAGGAATGGTCATACGGACGAAAGGAATGAATCGAATGGGAAAATCGGTGACCTTAAACTGGAATGAGTTTATGGTCGGCCACATCGTCCCGCTGGATCGGCATCGCAAACTAAACATCGCAAGGAAGACAGCTGCAACAGTACACCTCATTCTATTTCCGAAAGAAGTATTCGCCGCTGTCCCGGCTTCCGAATCATCATGGCTCGAGATATTTAATACCGTACTCGAAATATCGGATTGGCTATGTGCGGGGATTATTGTTTATGCCGGCGTGACCTGGATGTTCGGCAATCGAACAAAGGCGCTGGAATTCTTAATGGGTGGCGCATCAGGATATCTCATCATTCGGCACGCTCTGGATATTCGAAACTGGCTGAAAACATTGTAGGAGGTGGGGGCATGCAGCTACGTATTAATGGATTCCCCATCTCTTCCGAATTTGGATCAATAGATTCTGTCCACAAAATCCCTCACTCGGGTGTGGATATCGCAATGCCCGAAGGAACGGAACTGCATGCCGTTGCTGACGGAATCATTTCGAAGGTCGATATCACCGGGGATAGACCGATCGGTAGAATGGTCAGGCTCGATCTCGACGACGGTCCAGATGTTGTCTACGGCCATATGTCCAAGATGAACGTAAAAGTGGGTGATCATGTTCATGCCGGCGACATCATCGGCTTGAGTGGGAACACTGGTCATTCTACCGGACCACACTTACACCTGCAGGTAATCACAGATAATGGCGCATTGGTTGATCCGACCCCAATAGCTCAAGCAGCATCAGACCCCGGATTCTGGGGCGGAGTCATGGATAAGGCGAACGGGTTTGCCGATTGGTTTGTTGGTAAAGAAGCGGAGCTCATTGTGAAACCCGCTGGGAATGTTTTTATGGCTACAACTAAACACACCTTTGAACTAGTGAGTCTGTGTTCTGCGGAGATTATTACTTTAGGCGTCTGCGCGTGCGCAGTCGGGATGATGGTAGGTCCGATTATGGGAAGCGGCAGTAAGTGGATCGGACGCCTCTTTATCGTCCTCTGGGGCGGCGTGATTTGGCGGATGATAACTTGACAGGGAGGCGATATATATCGTTAGGGCTCTCGTTATCATTTGTCTGCCTAGCTTGGTTCACGCCATTGCCAACATACTTGTTGGTTTTGGGAAGGATGTCGTTGCTGCTTATCAGTCGATTCGTTAAATGATTTACAGGGAGGCCGAATATAGTGCATTTCATTGAACGTCTTAAGCCGTCCTATGTCGTATTCCGAATAATCCCGCATCACACCGTCCTTAATTCGTCCTCCCGAAACTTTCAGCGAGCGCTTTATGAATTATTCTCGGTCCGTCATAAACCAAGAAGGGAAGGATTTAAGATCATTGTTAAGGCCGCCCCGGATTTCTGGTGGATAACAAAGCTTACCTCTCAGACTATCGAGTATTATTGTGCTATGCCAGCAGAGTTTGCGGACGCGTTCCGGATCAAGTTTAGAAACCATGACCAATGGAGGAAGTCGACTCTCGAAGTTGCCGATACGTTCGACTTCCCGACTGGTGAGCAGACGGAGCTTTATGCTCTCAAATATAAGCGACATGATATGTTCTCTCTCGATGCCGACCACTCGGAACAAACGATTCCGGTCCGGAGCGTGCTCGGGGTCACGAATGAGTTATCGGAAGATGAAGCAGTTTCTATTTTCATTAAGACAGAGACGGTACCGCGGGGGAAGTGGAAGAAGCTAGCCGATTATGCTTGGGAACAATGGGATAAGGGGGGCGTGCCGTACCGTGCTGGATTCGATCCACTTAGGATCCTGCGCCATGTCGCGAACGGGGTAACTCATCTATTCTTTGAAGCTAAGTCATTGGTCGACGATGTTCTAGTCGGACTCGAACGGTCATTCTTTCACAACAATGGAGGGCAACGGCAAAAGGTAGAGCGGCCAAAGCATATTAATCCCGATCGGTCTGAATTGCTGGTTAGCGGTGATTTATCCCCGCTGAGTAAAAACAAGCGGAATCTCCCGGTGTTCAAAACGTCGATTCGATATACAGTTTTCTCGGTCGATCCGGTCAAAAGGGAAATGCTTGCTCGATCTGTTGCCGGTGCGTACGGGGTCGTCACTGAAAAAGGAAAGTACCACGATAACCGCTTGGAGATGGTAAAGGTCAATCTGCGATCCAAGGAAGCATTAAACGACTTGAGCAATTGGCGCATGAATGAAATGACGCCAAACATCATGAGCGTCGACGAACTCGGCAAGCTCCAGCAGCTCCCAACGTCCGAATTGCAATTGGAGTTCGCCAATGCACTCCAATCTAATCGGCGAGTAGAGATCGAGTTACCCAAAGTATTTTTGAATGATAAGGGCATTCTGGCCGGGACGGCTACCGATCGGGGAGCGACCTATGATATCCACATCCCTACGAATCGTCCGGATAAGCTATATATGGCTCGAGGAGTCAACGGGAGCCCACGTATGGGGAAAGATCAAGCGGTCATTAACATGGTTGTTGAGGCTAAGCGCAAGCACGGCATCGGAGCTGTTATCCCAGACTTCATAGACGAGCGTAACGGTCACCGCGGCATGGCCGATGCGATAAGAGATCATCTTCCGCCTGAAGACGTGATCGATATAAACCTTGCCGACACTGCGTATGCACCTTATCTAGGTCTGCAGTCTATATTCCAAAATGTGAAAGATACTCGGGTGGCTGCCGATGTCATCGCGGAGTATCTAACCGACTTTCTACTTTCGGACGGCGACGAGGATAAGTTCCAGACGGCAGACTTTGCCCGGGAAGCTGCCAAAGCAACGAACGGAGATTTTACCGACATGAAAGAAATGTTCCTCTCGCCATCATTCAGGAAAAAGAAGATATCCGAACTCGATAGTGTCTTCGACATGGATACTTGGCGAGACTTCGATAAGATGAGCGAGGGGAAGCAAGGGCAAATATACGGACCAGTGCTCCGCAGGCTCAACCAGATCGTAGGCAGCGAGTTTCTAAAGCCGATGTTTTGTCAGAGCTTTAACCCTGAGATGGATCTGTATCGTTGGTTACAGGAAGGAAAGGTAGTTATCATTCGCTGCCGGATGCCCGATGGGATACCTATGCCGGAGCGTATTAAAGAGACGCTTGGTTATTGGATCGCCATGCTCACATTTTTGATCAAGCTCGCGCAGGATGGTAAAGGCTCGGGAACGTTCCTTGTCCTAAACGAACCGCATCAATTCCTATCGAAGGGCCTCGTACACTTTACAAAGCGGATGCTAAGAGAAGGGCCGAAGTATCGGCTGGCGCCGGTGATTGTCTTCCACGATTTCAGCGCATTTAGTGAATACCCCGGGTTCACAGATACCCTTCTTTCAGCTTCGATCAATTGGCACTTGTTCAAAAATACGCACGTAGACACATACAAAAAGTTAATGCCGTACCTGGGTAAGACATTTACCGAACCTCAGCAGGCTTTTGATGCAACAAAGCAGTATCAGTACATTGCTTGCTGGCTGCACGAGGGAGAATACGAGGCTCCGTTCGTTTGTGACGCTCTCCCGTTGATTGGTAACCGATACGACACTATTGATAACTCTTTCCTAACCAAGCGCCATGCGAGGCAGTATGGACGTCCCATAGCCGAAGTACTGGCCGACATTAAGAAACGTAGATCAAACAAATAAGGGGGATTGGAATAGGCTATCTCGCGGATATCCGCTTGATAAATAAATACTGAGGTGAGGCAATTGAAAAGAGTTGTGATCGGTGTGCGTAATGGCGAACCGTATGTTGTCAGCAAAAACGGAAAGGTAGAAGTCGTGTTTAAGTTCGAGCGACGGAAACCATTTCGAAAGAAAGTGCGGACGCTGATGTACCGGATCAAGACTATTGTTGGTCTAAAGAGAGTCGCGGAGTAATTTCGCGGCTTTTTTTATTTGAGAATATATGAGTTTCCCTTATATATGATGTTGACATACATAAGACTTTGACATACAATGATTCTTGTAAGGGGGTGTAATAATTGGATCAGCTTCAAAAATATCGTGAACTCGCTGACCGGATCGGCGGGGAAGACGGACGTCTTATTCACGAGTTGATCAAAAAATACGAGGGACGCACCAAAGGGATTAAGCTAATAGGAAATCAAGAAGTCGCGATCATGCTTGGGATCGATCCGAGAAATATGATTCATAAGCGAAAGACAGAGTTTTTCCCTGAACCCATGCTCCATGCAGGTAAATTCCCCTTCTGGCTTGAAGATGACATAGAAGAATATATCGATAAGATCGACGAATGGCGGGAACAGCGCAAAAGAGTAAAGAGTGATTAAACCTTACTTAGCAGTTATCTTGACTTGGGGAGCCCACCGGCATGAGTGAATTTCTTGGGTTTATGTTTTTCTCGATATTTGAAGGGATCGCCGTGTTTTCGATATTGTTTTATATCTTTAGGTACGACTTGATGCGTTATAAATGGTCCACCTTAATCGTGATTATCATCATCAATTTTCAGAATTTTTTAATTAGGGAAGAACTATCTTTGTCGTTTATAGCGCCAATCATAAACCTGCTGATAATCGTACTCTTCTTAATGATCTTCGTTAGAATACCGCTGATCGGATCGTTCTTTATGTCTGTTGCTGGTTATGTGGGACTTGGCATCATACAGAATGGGATATTGTATTTGTCTGATGGATACTTTTCGTTAGATATAGTGCAGGAGTTTTTATGGAAAGCATACTCAGTGCAAGTTCTTACGGGAGTTGTCGGCTTCTCGATCGGTTGGACTCTGTATAGATTCGGCTATGGATTTACGTTCGACTTTATTGAGAACGTAAAATTCTCATGGGAACGAGTCGCGGTAATTTCGTCCATTATTGTTTTCATAGTTGCTCTAGCAGCAATGATGTATTTCAGAGAAGTTTTCCTTAACTTGCTTGTATTCGTTCTAGCTCTCCTGGTATTCCTCCGTTATTCCTTTAAGAAGGAGGATGCTGCAGATTGATTGATTCACTAGCGTGGAAGCTCGCAAGAGGCATTAAATCTGTCAATCCCGACCACCCGCGTAGTGTTGCAGTATTAAAGCATGCTATTTCATTTTTACTTAACACCGGGTTCATCATCGGAATATCGCTAATCATCTCCGCTTTTACAGGCCGCACAACGGAAATTGTCATCGCACTTGTATCATACGCTCTCCTTAGACAGTTCTCAGGTGGGTTCCACTTAAAGTCGGGTACGCTTTGTGTAGTGGTATCCACTTTAGGATTAACTAGCTTCTCTTTTGCGGATTTCGGACAAACTACGATTGATGTTATGAATTGCCTTTCTGCATGCCTCGCTTTAGCTTTTGCTCCTTCAAAATTAGAATCACGCATTCCGAAAAAACGATATCCAGTACTTAAATTAATTACGATCATCATCATCTCAAGCAACTTCTTGTTTGACTCACCGGTATTGGCGATTGCATTCTTAGTGCAGAGTGCAACGTTAATCCGGAGAGGAGGTGATAGTACATGAAAAAACGTGCGTTCTATAAACTCGCTACATTGTTAGGATTCATTGCGGTAATAATCGCAACAACAACGGCTAGCTGGCTTTACATTCATCAAGATGAGACTCCTGCAGAATTGTTGAAATAGAAAACAATGGAGGGAATCGGTATGTTACCACTACAATTGTCCGTCTCCAAAGATGAAGAAGGAAAAAAAGGGGCTTTGAACGTAGGTGCTTCGGATGTCCTTTTTCTGGAGTTTGATGAGAAACGAGTCTTCGTTCACACGCTGGAGGATCGATTTTATATCGGGGGCTCCTTGTCTTACTGGGTGGAAGCTCTCAAGGCGGCTGGATATGATTTCGAGAAAGTTGATCGAAATATTGTAGTCCATATGCCGAAAATCAAGAGGTTGGACAGTATTTATACCATTGCGTACTTCGAATATGAAGTCGAAAAAAATTCAAAAAAAATTACCTTAGCTCAGAAGTACTACAAGAAAGTAGTGTCGAAGGCCCGCGAAGAAAACCGAGTGATCGTTATAAACTAAACATTGTGAACTATAAACTGCCAAATGGCAGTTTTTTTCTTTTTTTCCATAACACACAGACATAAAAAAAACAACCACAATTCAGGCGGTTGATAGTCAGTTTACAATTATCCCCATATCCCCAATAATACAAATACAGGCGGTTGTCTAGTGGGAATTAAAAACTTTGAATACCCTCTTGACTATTTTAGAACGAAAGCCAGGGGTTAAATTTTCCCTCGGGAAGAAGTAGATAAAATCCTACTTTATCCAACTGCTTATCTACCGCTTTCTTAGGTAGAAGTCATCCATGCTCCGTTCAAACAATTCCGACATCGCCATCAGATTAAGAAGAGACATCGTCTTCTTGTTCGTCTCGTAATGGGAAATCATTTGAGGGGTTAACTCAATACCGAGCTTTCGTTTTAATTCAATACATAGCTCATCTTGAGTCCACCCATTGGATTTGCGGATTCCTTGCAGCTGACACTTCCCAACGGAAAGTGGCATGAGTGGCTATCCTCCGAACTATTTAGTTATAATCTCAAAATTGGAAGGGGTAAGATCATGATCGATACAATTGAATTCCTAAACGCGTTAGCAAATGACACTCCTGAGCATAAGGCAATAATCGAGCAATTGCTTATAGATCTTACTCAAGAAATAATTGAGCAGCAGATCGGAGTTTAATTTTCTGTTCCCTTGTTAATTCACGGCCATTAAAGATGAATGGAACGTCTAAAAAGGAATCGTCGTCCATATTTACTTTCTTTACCGCCTCTAACTGCTCCTCAGTTAAATGACCG